AATCCTGATCGAAATCATCGTCTTCGTATAATTGGTCATCGTCTTCAAAATCTATAAATTCAGATTCATTTAAATCATCAAATGTTTCTAAACTAAGGTCATCTGATAAAGCACCAATTTCATTTATTAGTAATTCTGGCATTCCTTCCATTTCCTAAAATTGTTTTAAATTGTTATTAAATATTTTAATTTCTTATTATATGTATGAATCTATAAATTATTGAATTTTTTCAATTTTTCTAAACCAATATTTCGTTGATTCATGTGTTTTCTAAAATTATTTTTATGTATTGATTCAAAAATTTGTTTAATTTTTTTATCTTCTTCAAATTCTGAATCACTTTCTTTTAATTCAGTATCAACAGCTTTTTCGAGTTTTTTCTCTACTTTATTTTGGTCTGCTGCTTCTGAATTTTGTAATCTTTGTTGATTTTGAGGGGTTAAATCATCTTCCTGATTTTTATTTTCAAACAATTTGGTGAAATTATTTGGTGTATAGAAAAATGATTCATTTAATGATTCAAAGTTATTTGTTTTCGAGTTGAAACCCATTATTGAATCAGAAAATCCCGGGTGATTAACGAGATCGAAAGTAATCAAAAGTTTTATAATTGCTTTTTTGGTTCCATCAGGTTGGTCTATTTCTGAACCACCACCTCTTGCAGATATACCCAATTGACCTCCAGACATTATTACTTCTTGAGCAATTTTACCTTTAGGAGTATTCAATAATAAAACATATCCCACAACTTTATTTTGTGTTGGTTCATACCAAAAATCTAAAATTTTATGTGATATATTATTATAATTTATAGGATAATCTTTCGGGTGTTCTAACTCACCATACAATCCCTTAGCTGAATTTGCTGTTTGTTTTAGAATTTTTAAATATTCCAAATAATTATCAGCTTCATAAAAACGATTATTATTATTTAATACATTGAAAGAAATAAACTCACCAAAAAGTATGATTCCTTCATAAGGTTTATTAGTTAATGGATTAATAATCGTTTTTATGATATATTCATTTGTTACAGGTTGTAACGGATTATTAGCTGTTTTGTTATATATGAAATCTTTTTGTTCCATTAAATTTTTATTTCTTGTTTTATAAAATTATAAAACTTTTGATTAATTTTTAATTTATTATTCTAATGGTATTCCATTAGAATAACAATTAATTATATTTTCCAAAGTAAAATCTTCAGTTTCTTCATCTAAATACTTGATAACTTCTTCAGCTAAAAATTCTGGTGAATAATAATTATCCCATAATTCATTTGCTGTTTCCATATCACAATCAAATACTTCATTTATTAAATACATATTAATCGAAGTAACTAATTGTTCCTTTATTTCTTCAGTATTTTTTAAATTTTTAGTAAAATCTGAAAAAATAAAATCTTTATTTAGAAAAGTTGCCAATAAATTAAAATTAAAACCAATTAATTCTTCTCCAATACTACCTTCTCGAGGATTTTCGATAAGGTCAACAATTTCTTCTAATTCCATTTTTTTTTTTAATCTTCAATATCAGGATTCCATAATGAATCCATTATACCACTTTTTAAATCTGATAATTCAGATAAAAATTGTTCAGCAAATAACGATTTTCCTTGTTTATCAAGTTCTTTAATAATTTTAAAAAATTCTAAATCATTGTTATCATCATTACTTGTTATGCTTTTTTCAGCTAATTCTCTTAACTTTTTGAAACTATTCTGACCATTTAAATCTGTAAATGTTTTATTAGATTGTTTCCAAACCCTATAACCAACAAAAAATAAAAGCATTGCTTCTTTTCCATAAGTATATGCTAATTCATACTTATATTTTGCTGTTATTTTTCTTATCATTATTTGTATAGATAATTGGTCAGCCCATAAATTTTCCAATACATCAGGACAATAAGTATCTGAAAACCATACTTGCCAATATTCATCAAATAACTTTAAATAATCATCAAATGTTTTATTCATATTTTATTTAAAAATTTTCATCATCAAAAGAAGCTATATCATCTTCAGATTCATCATCATTTCCCCAATCTTCATCTTCTGAATCAATATCTGCATCATCTTCATTATTTATTTCTTCAGTATTTTCAGAAAAACCTAACATTTTATCTTCAAGTTTTCTGTACATTTCCATTGATTTTATTTGTTCTGGTGTAAAATCAAACCAGTTATCTCGCATCCAAGTAATAGGTATTAGTTTACGAGTTGTACCATTAACATCTTCCATTTCACCGAATTGTGCAAAGTTCATTGCCATTGAAATTTTCTTATCTAAAACTTCCAATTCAGCTAATTTTTCGTATTTATTAAATGCAACCCATTCAATTTCTATTGAATCCAAAAGAGATAAATCAATACCAATTTCTAATTCTTGTAATGTTAACTGTATAATTATTGGTTTAATAAATAATTCAGTTAATTTATTACGAATATCTTCAACATATTTAGCGAAATTTATTTCAGTCTTTTTAAGCTGAGTTACATCATTAAATCCCCAACCATCTGAAGCATTAGGGTCAATACGGTCTAAAGGTATTTCTGTATCTTGCCAAAATTTCTTTTCCCAAAATTGTAAAGAATCTACTTCAGTTAAATCAGGTCCTTGAGTATTAATTTCTTCAATTTCTGGTGATTGAGAAGCAACAGTTTCAGCAGTGAAATATTCTTGATATGAATTAATATTTGGTGAATTATTGAAACTTATTGTTCCATTAGCTTCATCAAAAGCAAATTCATTCTTCATATCTTTTTGAAATTCACTTAATTTTTGTAAAGCATCTTGTCTTCCTAAATCACCTAATGCAAGTTTTATGTGCATTCTTACTTGAGATTTAACAGCAAACCACATAATTTTTGAAGTTTGCATAGACCTCATAATATTAAATGGTCTTCTCAATTGGTCAGCATAACTTACATAACCGAAATCATATTCATTCCATTCAATTAATATTACTTGATTTTCATGTAATATTCTATCTGTTGATGATGTTCCTGAAGTTGCAGATGAATTTAAATTTCGTTGAATATAATAAGTATAATCACCATCTTTAAATTTCTGTAAACTTGCAGGGTCAATTGGAACAAAGTTTACAATTTCTTTAGGATTTTTTGGATTATCATAAACTATTTCAAAAGCAATTTTACCTGTTTTAAGATATTCTTCAATTAAATCAGCTAAACCATTACCTTTAAATCGATAAAGTTGATACATTTTTGGATAAAAAACTTCATCTAAATAATTTTGTATTGCTTTTGCTGTTTCTTGTTTATCTTCAGCTATCTTTGCAAACGATATTTTCGGAAATACAGGATATTTATAAGAATCTATATTTGAAACGATAATTTCATTCCTCATTGTTCGTATAGCTTTCTTTATTTCTTGATTTTCAGCAAACATCAATAAATAATTTCGAATTTCTATACCAACAATTGGAGAATAACCATAATTTACATTATAACGAATATCTCGAGTAGATACTGTACTATTAATTAAATCTTGATTATTACGAATATATAATGGATTATTTGATAAAGCCATACCCAAATCTGGGTCAACCTTATCACTTGTGTTTGCAAGTAATATTTTTTTCGAAAGATTCTTCTTAATATTTCTATTTCGAAGTAAATTTATTCCATTAGTATATTTCATAAAATTATCATTTTATTCATAATCAATTTTGTATATTTCATAAATAATTATCGTACAAAATTTTTAGCTTCCATTATTTGTTTTAATACATTTTGTTTGAAATTGTCCTGATATAAATTATCTGTAAATTTCATATTTTCAGTATCAAAATTTTTCCATAAACAAACTAAATTATTACCATATAAATCATTAATAGTTTGTTCTTTACTATACTTCTCATCTTTAAAATCGTTAGTCTTAATCAGATATAGGCAGTTTGTTAATTTCTTTTCAAATCTGAATATAATATTTTTATCACTTTTGTTATACCAAATTGATGATAATTCTTGTTTCAGTAAATTATATTTTGATTGTATTTGGTCTAATAAATTTGATGATGTCATTATATTATACCCATAAATCAAAATAGGTTTACCAAGTAGCAATTTAGTTTTTGTTATTGTTGGATTTAAACCATCAAGAATATTAAAATCATTTATTTTTTCAAGATTTGATATAGTGTTATTTAATTTCTTAAGTATATCGTTAAATTTATCTTTACTATAACTATTGAATGTTGTTATTGATTCTTTTAGTTCTTGTAAATTATTATCTAACATACTTTGAAGAAAATTTTTCACTTTAACACCGTATGCTATTTTATTACCATTTAGATATGTTGGTAAATCTCCTGAACCTTCAGCAACATTACCCATACCTATGGAATTAGCTGGTGTTGAAGGTTGAGCGAAATCACCTCCTCCTCCATCTTCTTGATTTAACGGTTTAATGTTTAAATCGAAATCTTCAAAAAGTTTAACAAAAGCATTGTTATTTTTGGTTAAATCAAGTATTTCACAAGCTTCATTTAACACCTTAAATAACGAGTATTCTAATTCCTTAATATTTTTCATATATCGTAATCTAGATTCTTTTCGATTTTCCTATCCATATTATTTAAATCTGTACCTAAATAATTAATTATATATGAAATTATTGGATTTTCATACAAAAAAGATGGAAACATCGATTTAAAAAAATTAAAAAACATTTTTATTTGATTTTGGAATTTGATTAGTTTTGCTATTTACAGATTGTTCTTTTCCATAAATTTTATCTTCTAATCGTTTTATTTCACCATTGTGAGTAGTTACAAAGTTATTATGTATAGAATTAACTTTATCAAATTTTTTATTAATTCTTTCTTCCAAATCTACTATAATAGATTCTATTTTTCTTGTATAATCATTTAATGCTTCAACTAAAGAAAATGCTGATTTTTCAATCATTTTAAGATACATTTCATCAATGGACATTCCTTGAAAGAAACTATACCAAGATTCTCTATGAGCATTAAAATAACTCTTTTCTACAGAATTTAATTTTTTATATCTATTATAATCGTAAATTTTATAAGCCATTATATAATATGTTTGTAACTTTCAGCAGCTTTTTGACAATGATTTTTATCTAATTTATCAAGAATCCAAACCAATATTTTACCTGTTATACTTAAAGTTTTGTTTTCTTGATTTTTTCCCAAAACAGAACTTATTGTTTCATCTTTACCAAATTGTATCATAGATTTATTTGATAATAAAGTATAACCAAATAAAGTTCGATATTCTTTATTACCAAATATATCTATATTCTACTGGTATTAATAAAATATTTGGTTACGGAACCATACTTAACTAATACAGCAAATAAATTCAATAAAGTTAATGGTAAAATCAATATCCAAGCAATTAAAAATATTATAAATTCTATGATAAATTTAATAGTCTTTTTAAACATTGATTAATTGATTTTAATTCGTTGTAATAATACTTGATGATATTCTAACATCAATTGATATTGTTTTCTCAATAAATCTTTATTTTCATCCGATAAACCTTTGAAATCTTCTGATTGTAAAAATAAAGCTAATTTCTGAATTTTTTGATAAAGTTCTGATGCTTCATTCACCAATCTGTCTTTTACTTCTTTTTTCATCATTAAAATTTAATAAAATAATAAACCAAAAATAATATTATAAATAAAATATTCCATAATATAGTTAAAACCGAATTTGTTTTTACTGAATTATCTATATCATCAATATTATTATATCTATTAAACTGCCAATTTTGAGCTTCATCAAAATATTTTCTATCATTTTCCGTTAAAGGAAATAATTGAAAATAAAGAAAACCAAAAAATGCAGCAACACCAATTAAGCAAATTATAACCAACAATGAAGTGTATAATTCACTCAACAAACTCATTCCACCTAATATAAATAGTGGAAATATAACATTAGCACTTCGCGTCCAACTTTGAGTTGTACCGAAAATTTGCACAATATAATTAAGTGCAAAAAATTTAATTATTAATTTTCTCATAAAATATTTATTTCTTTTTAAATTTAAATGGATAATAATATTTATATAATTTATTTTTTTCAAGAGAATCAATTAAATTTACAGGAGAATTATTTCTATAAAAAGTTGAATGTTCGTAAGGCATTGAAAGTAAATGTTCATAACCCCAATCAAGTTTAGTATTTCTTGTCCAATTTAAACATTCATATTTATCGAAAATTTCTTTGATATTGGGGTTTGAACAATCAAAATTCCAATAAACTGATGCAAAATTTGAATCATACATAAAATATCCTTCAAATCCTGTTAAAAAATTCATTTTCCATGTATTCTTAGCTAATTTTTCAATTTTAATATCTGAATTTGTATGATTTACATAAATTCCACCTGTAGTTTCTCTAATAAATTTAATTGTTGGAAAAATCATTTGAATGTCTTCTTCGATACCTTCAAATGCAAACACTACAATATTTAATTTTCCCTTAATTCCCCAATCAAAAAATTGTAAACTATTCATTTCTGTTTATTCTTTTAACTATACGATAAGGTACGAAAGCTGCAACTATATCGTACCAATCTATAAATGTACGTTTGATAAATTTATCATAAAGTTCTTTACTTATAGATGCCGACAATAATACACTAAAAGCAATCAGTAAAGATAAAATAATTTTATATGATATAATAAATGAAATTAGGAAAGTTATCAAAAATATCAAATTACCATACATACTATGTTTTAGTTTATCTTGTCCTTTTAAATTTTGTTTGATTTTAAATACCAACATATTCTTCGTTCATTTTTTATTTTTGTTATTTGTTAAACATTACTAATTCGTATATAACATTTATTCTTGTAAATAGTGAAAGTTGCTGTAGAACCATCTTTACCATTAATTACATTATCACCTGTGTAAACAATTTGTTTCCCATTACAAGAAAAACTTATATTATTGTTATTTCCAGATTTAAGTATTGAACCAGAACAACCGCTAGGTACATAATCTAATCTAACAATACAATTTGATTCTATAATAATAGTACCTCCCAAATAATCTAAATTATAATACCAATCAGTAACAACTGTGACATCACCTGCTTTTATTATTTTATCAATTTTATATTCAATATCTTCTGGAGCAGGAGACCAATCTGTTACTTTATTTCCTTTTTCAAGTTTTAAATTCCATAACAACACATCTCCAGGTGATTGTGTCTCACCTGTAGGCAATGTAGCATATCCACCCAAATGAATATGTCCAAAAGTTTGTTGCAAATTACCTGAAACATTAAGCAGGATTGAAAACTTTTGCCAACCAGCACCTGTAATGACAGCTTTACCAAAAATGGCGGTAGCTGAATAGGAGTTATTTACAACCACTAACAAATTATTAGCAGTTTCCAATTTAACCCACCCACTCAACATATAAGAACCAGATTCATCAAAATGTATTTTTTGAAAAATATCCCATTCTTGCCCACTGAAAGTCAATTTGGTTGCCTCATTTTCATATTGAGAACCTCTTGGAGTAACAAAAGTTGAACCTTTGTGAGTACCTTTTTTGTAATTCCAACTTCTCACATTAAAACTATTGGAATCTTTTATTAAGTTTCTCCCACCTATTTTTATATTTTCGTTTTTAAGGTCTGAAAGATTTATATCACCCCCACCACCTAATAGTACTTTATCATTAGATGAGTTTTCTTTTTTAAAACCTTTACCAAAAATACCTGTTGTATCAGCACTTAATATTAAATCACCACCTTCACCACTAAATTTAGTTCTAACTCCATATACACCACTATCTCCAATATATGTAGATAAACCATGAGGTAAATTCCATTCCCTAAATAATCCATTATTATTTAATGCTCCAAATCCTATAAACTTATACCAACTACTTTCTCTACCTCCTGTTCTGTTATTGAAATAATACATTCCCCTTTCACCTTCAAAAGGTATGGCGAAGTTATATGAAAAGTTATTATTTACATTTGAATGTCTACCTCCAAAATAATTAAACCAACCAGTTAATGGTGCATCTTGTCCATTTAAAAATTCACCAGCTCTAAATCTACCAGATATATTTTTAGATAATTTACCAGAACCAATAAGTGCATATCTAAGATATTGTGCAGTTTCTGTTAATTGGTCTCTTTGTATAACTCCACCACCAGCTAAAACTACTTTATTATTATCAACATTGTTCCATATCTTAATTCCTGCAAATTCACCATAAACTAATTTAGTCCATTCAGGATTTCCGAAACCTATGTGGGTATCATCTTGACCAGTTTTTATTCGTATTTTATTACCAATAACAATACTATCATTATTAGTTTCTTTATGAGTTCTAAAAACATTACCATCACTACCTACTTGAAAACTTCCATCAGTTCTAACAATAGAAGTACCAAAATAAACACCATTTAAGTGACTACCTAATTCATTTATTCTTAACCAATCATCAACTTGTGTTCTGATTATTTCCTTGTTATTTCGTTTATTCCAACTTAATGGAATAAAATTTAATTCAGGTTTATTTAAAATATCACTCCAAGTATAAGTAGGTTTATTAGGTTGTTTAGCCCAAGAATGAACATCAGAAGCAACTCTAGCATTAGTTAATCTTGTATCATTTATTTTAACATATTCGGTATCATGATTATGTATTTTTGGAGCAAATAATTGAGTTAAATTTACATCGGAAGGAAATACTGTATCGTTTGTATCTGTAATTTTGAAAACACCTGCATCATAAGTAAATGATTTTATTTTGGTGTTTTCAGTAACAATATTTATTTGTTCAGTTTCTAAAAAATTATCATCATTTAATTTTATTTTGATTTTAGAATCTTCCCAAATAACTTTTTTTGGTAATTTTTTCTTTATATTTTCAATTGAATTATTTAAACCTGATAAACTTGTAGATATTGTATTATTCGATTCAATAATTTTTTCATCTGTATAAGTTTTCAAACTTTCTTTTTGACTTTCAAATAATTCAGTAATTTTGGTTTTGTATTCTTCTAAATTTTTTGATAAATCTTTTATTTTCTTATTTAATTCAATATCAAAAATTTTAATACAATAACCTAAAGAATCTGTTATGTATATTTTACCAAATTTATCATCAACTTGTTTTATAATGAAAGATGATTTCAAATCAGAATAAGATTTACCTTCTTCCAAATTGAAATTATCATTTTTACCATATATTTTAGATTGTAATATTTCCATTTATTTAAAATTGAAAACCTATATCTTCAGATGAAATTATATCAGATGCAATTATATTAATACCTAAATTACCGTAAAGATTTAATTTATTTTCGATTGATGTATTTACTTCATAATATTCTAATTCTTCGTCAAAATCAAAATTACGAGCAATATCTAAAAATATAAAATCCAAAGTATATTTACCCATTACAGCTAATTTTGTATCATTATTATTTAAATATTGAGAATATTCATTATACCTATCTAAATAAGTTGTTTCTTCTCCATTAGCTACATATTCTAAATAATCTCCTCGAAATCTATCAATAACAAATGAATTACCATATTTATTGATAAAATTATTCATTTCATCTGCATTTGTTTCTTTTTCGAGAAAATCTAAAAAATCTTCGAAATCTGTAAAATTAAATTCCATATTTATATTAATGAGTAAATACTCCTGTTGATAAAATTATTTGATTATTTGTGAGATTTTGATTTATTCCAACAATAGATTGTTCAATCACTTTTAATCTACCATCTAATCCTGTTATATAAGTTACTGGTTCATTTTGAGGTTTAACATAATTCTCCAATGATTCCAATTTTTGTTTAAATGATAGTGTAAAGTTTTCATCTGATAACTGTTTATTACCATCTTTTTGAACACCATCTAATATTCCAAAACCAGATAATGTTGTTGGAATTTCCTTTAAATCACTAAATTTAGTATTATGTGGATTTCCAGATGTAATATTACTATGATTATATGCTTGATTCCATTCAATTAATTTAAATAATGGTTTTAAATCAACACTTGAAACAGTTTGATTATTTACATCAACTAAATTTACTTGATAATTATTTACATCATCGAATTTAATCTCTTTTGGAACTGATGATAAGAAATCAGATACTGGAATACTATTTAATACTTCACCTTTTTGATTTTTTAATTCAAATTCCTTTCGAACCTTATTATAATCTAAAAAAGAACCAATATTAGATAGAAAAGCTAAAGATAATGTTGAAATTACCTGATTTTTACCGTTTTTAAATTCTACTTGTTGACGGTTGAGCACATATTCTTGACTGCTAAAAGTTGATTCCTTTATTTTCGATAATTCATCAAGTAATAATTTAATTGATGGATATTTCGCTGAGAACTCCTGTTCATCAGAAGGAATCAAATCAACCTTATTCGATAAATTCTCTTTCGAATCTAAAACAGTTTGAAGATTTTCTATATAAGATATTGGTTCTTTTTCAGGTTTTATATAATTTTGTAAAGCTGATAATTTATTTTTTTCTGTTAATGTAAAGTTTTCATCTGATAATTGTTTACCATTAACTTTATCAACTTTAGAATTTAAATTTTGTTGAAGGTTATAAATTAAATCTGAAAACCACTCATAAACATTGAGAAATAAATTACCTATTCGAATTTTTGTATTTTCTCGAATTCCAGCTTTCTTAACATTTTCTATTTCAGAAGTTATAAGTGTATTTTCTTGTCTCATTACCAAATATATTTTTCTTGCATATAGTTGCAATCTTTAGCTAATTGTTCAACATCTAAACCAGAGTGTTCTAAATAAGCTAAAATTTTATATAAATTATCTAAATCAGAAATACTTTGAAAATAATCTTCCGCATCATCTGATAAATAACTTTCTACTACAGATAAATTATTGTCATCAATAAATGAATCTAATTTATCTTCTAAATATCTCCATATTACTATTGAAAATTCATAATCTTCCTTAATTGGTTGTGTATTTTCCATTTCATTATCACACCAATCTAAAAATTCTTCTGAATTTTGTAAATAATCTACAAATTGATTACGTAAATTTAAATCTAAAATAATATCAATTCTTTTCATATTTTTTTTTTTAATTCCAACTAACATTTGTTTTTGTTGAGTATCCAAGAGATTGAACATGTTTTTGCCATTCTTTAATTAACTGATTAGCTTTAATTGAATCATAAGCTCTTGAAGGTATGAATATCGCTCTATACCAATCAGTTAATGGAAATTGTACAATACTGTTCTGTCTTTGTGGTATATACATTCTGATACAAAAAGTAACACCATATTTTATTAATGGTTTCACTAAATTTTTATAATAAACTGGTACAGGTTGAAAATCAGTTCGTTTATTATAAATTTGATACCTATATATCTTTTTATGTACTTCAAAAATAAATAAAATTATTATAATTCTTATTTTTGGAGGCACTAAGTGTAAGTTGAAACCTATATTTCTTACACCTTCTTTTGTTACAACAGGACCTAAACTTAATACTAAGGGATATTTATCAAACCAAGGTAAAACACTTGTACCTTTATATTTAGGATTAAAATAATGAAATGTGTACAAGTGTCCTTGATTTAATAAACGATTACGAAACATATATGTTTTCGAATCTTTAAATACTTCCTGATGTAACCACTTTAAAGATACAGAAGCTGGTCTCGTATTTTTCTTAACATAACTATTAATATGTCTTTTTAAGGAATATTTACCTTTACTATCATATTTTGAAGTATCTTCATCTTCTTTTCCTGATGCTTGATTTATCGAATTTTTATATTTTTCTTTATATCGATATTTTTGAGCATCTTTATAGACTTCTTCAATAGTTAGTATTTTTGGTTTTCGAGACCTCATTATTTAATTGTGTTTATTTGTGTTTCAGATAAACATTGTTCAACATAATCTTCAAATTCTAAATCATTTAATTCCATAAAATAATGTATATCATCTATTTCAATATCTAAATCTTCAGACATTCTTTCAATTACTTTATTTTCGAAATCTTCATGATTATCTTTATTTTCGTAATATACTTTCTTAATTAGTTTACAAAAATAATTTGAATTAAAACATACTTCCAATGTTGAATCAATAGCTTCCTGTTCCATAAATTTTAATAATAATTTATAATATAATCTGGTACTTCACCTATTAACTGATAAAAACCTAAAGCTTGTTTATTTTTAGTTTTCTCTAAATATTGATTTAAATCATCAACTAAACCAAGATTATTACACCAATCAAAGAAAAAAGCATTAATAAACCAAGCACCAATAGCTGGAACAACTGCAGCTTCTTTAGATAGAAAATCTTCATTTCCTTCTCTGAAAACACTAACCAATTGTTTACATTGTCTAGATTTTGTAAATTTTTCAACATAATATTGAATATTGGAAATAAAATCCCTAACATATTCTAATTCTTCATCAGTCAATAAATATGAATATTCAGAAATACCACTTCTAATTAATTCAGTAATTTCTTCGGAATCCCTTGTTTGAAAAACATCTAAGATTTCATCAAAATTTAAATTCATTTTTTTTTTTTTTAATTTTCCAAATAATTATATATTGTTGAATCTTCACCAAAAAACATTTTAAAATTATAAACTAATTGGTCGAAGTCAACTAAATTCCATTCTTTACTTAACCAATTTAGTGATTCATAAACAAATGTTTCCAATGTACCAAATTTTTGTAATATTTCATATTCCAAATCATCAATTGTTACATCGCCTAATCTGTCAGAAATAGTTGTTATAAAATAAAAGTACATAACATTTGTGAAATCCCATGATTTATCTATGTGTTCCGTATCTAACATATTTTTACACCAACCAACAAAATCACTTTCAATTGGTTCATAAAATATTTCAGATGGTTCATCACTATAAATTGAATATAAAGCTTCTTCCATTTTAATATGTTGAATTTATTGCATTATTCAAAATTTGTTGATAAATATTCATTAATTTTTGAATATTAACCATACCTAAATCTTTTAATATAACTAAAGATTCAAATACAAAATCAAATTCAGAATATCCATTATCATCAAGATAATCAGTTAAATTTTCAATATCATCAAAGAAACCAAGTCTATCTGTGAAAAATGCTTTCATCATATAAACAAAGCCACTTGTATTATTTTGAGAATTTTCCCAAAACTCAAAACCTGTTGCAGAACCTACTTGAGGCCAATAAACATTTTCAAACCAATTTTGAAAATCAAATTCAACAGGTAACATTTCAAATATCTCATCTAATGTGAGATTATTTAAATCACAAAATTCTTTAATATTCATTTTTTAATTATTAAAATTAAATTTGAAATAAACAAATTTATCTAAATTTTTTGATTACATCTAAAATATTGTTAACAGAAGGGTCATCAGTAATTAATTTTGGACCATCTTTACTTAATATCAAAAATGTATCATTACTATTATAATATATAAATTTATTAGAATAACCATTAGGTTCTGATAAAAATTCAATTTCAAATATATCACCTTTTTCATAATATCTAATAGCTACACAAGATTGATATATTTCTTTTGGAATAGCTGTCACCAATTCTAATAAAGGTTTCTTTTTATTTATTAATGAGGCATCTATCAAAATAACTAATTGAAATTCATCGTCCCAATTATCATCTATAAATTTTATTATTTCGGTATATTTTTTACCTGATATTTCTTGAACTCCATTAATTTGCCAACGAGCGAATAATTTCATTCTTTCCTTCAATATCTCCTTAGTATCGAAATTGACAAATATCAATTCCATTCGAATATCAAATTTAAGCATTACAAATAATTCGTCATCACTCAAATCTGTGAATCCAACATATTTTCCAATTTTAACTTGTCTCATTTCATTTATACGAAAATTCGTGTTTTCAGATGTTTTTCAGAAACAACTTTAAATTCATAATTATTATTTTTACACCATTCTAAAGCAGCTTTCCATTTCATAGCATTTTTATACATCACAAAAGAATTTTTTATAGCTGTTAATGATTTTGGTGATTGAGATTCTGGTTTTATTTCGATTAAATATTTTTTACCATTTATTAGTTCAACAACAAAATCAGGATAGTAATGATGTTTCTTTTCTATTTGTTTTCCATTTTTATCTCTTTCAACCATTGTATAAGTTATGCAGATTTGTTCCGAAGACCATTTTTTCACTGAACCATTGAATTCACAAATCTGCATAAACTTTAATTCCCAACTCGAACGATATATTATCGGTCTTTCACCTACATATTTAACTGGATTATATTTATCAAAGTAACCTTGATAAAATTTTTGTGTTTTTGTCTTCTGTTGAGGTTTGAAAGATTTTATTTTACTCATTATATAATCGTTTAAATATAACTGATATAGATTGATTTAAGAATTCAGAAATCATCTGTTTCATCTTCAACATCAATATTTCTATCTATCAATTTTATATATTCTGGACTGATATTTTCAAAATACATATAACTATTTTTAGGTATTGCTGGGTCTATTATTAATTTTGATAAGTTTAATTTAAAAGTTGGTATTTTGTATATATCATGATTATTTAGAAATAAATTTTCATCAATATAATTCATATTAGCATACAAAAATATCATATTTGGTAAATATCTTGCACCATATTGTTCATGAAATTTATTTGTTGTCTTACCAATATTGGCAATTAAACCATTTTTAAGTATAGATTGTCTATTATTTGTTGGTGATTTGTGATAAAAATATTTTGGTAATTTATTTATATCAGGTAAATAACAATCAATAAATGTATTAAATACTTTCTTATTATAAAATGGTGTTATTATTTGAAAATAATCTCGATACAATTTTGATTGATAAATAAAACGATACTGATAATCACAGTAAAATATACCTCCAAATTTATCTATATTTATACTATTTTCATCATAAATATCCCATAATGTGTTTTAAATTTCTTTTCTTTGGTTTCCAATCAAATCACTATTATGAGTTATATCGATTATATCAGTATTTACATTACCAATCAAAAATTTATATCTTTTAATTTCCATTACTCAACCAACCTTTAATTAAATTTAATTCACTTTGATATAATTTATCAATATTTGTTATATCTTTTTCGTTACCTAAAAATTTAAAACCATCTACATTATTTTTTGTACATAAATGTAATACGGATTTCGATAATAACCATAAATTATTATCTAAAATTGGAACTTCATTAACAATCTCATATAATTGTTTTAAATCTTCTTCAGATTTTATTTGGTTTGGAACTTCAAATTTACACATATAATTCACAAATAATTGTATTAGATTTAACATCATTATTAATCAAATTATTATCATTATTTAATGTTTTACTATAATCATATATAGAATTTGTTTTAATTGTAAATTTTTGATTATAATAAGCTAATAACAATACATTTGGAATAAAACTAAAATCGATTAAATCCATATTATTAAATTTCAGAATCAAATAAGTTTTATTATCTACCACACCTAATGTTGATTTATTGTATAAATCGGTAAATTTTATATTACTTACTTTACAAGCATCTTCTATTGTTGGAGATACATATAAATATTGAGATAATTTACCACCATTTCTTATTAAATTTTCCAACCAATCTTTACAATAATCTCTATTATAAAATTCAAGAATAGAATATCCGTAATCAATTTTACTTACATATAGGTGTGATAATATATCGTTAAATTCTGAAATAAAATCAAATTCAGATTTATTTAATGTATTTTCGATTAATTTATTATTTAAATCAACAAACTTACGATTAAATTCTAATATGATATTTCTTTGATTATCATCTATACTTGTTACATCTTTGAGATTGTGTAAAATCAGATTATCTCTGTATTGAATTTCATTTAATCCTTTGTTATCTTCTTGTGCAAAACCATTACCAAAATATTTACTATCATCATCTACACCTTCAATAAAATGTTTACACAAAGGACTTCTAAGTGTTGAAACCCAAGTATTTAAATCCCAAATATCTTTATCAATAAAATCATTACCAAATTGTCTACAAGTAATATCAATAATAAAATTACCTTCATCTTGTGGCATCATCAAAATAGCTGTATGCCATTTATTTTGTGAACCATTATAACAGTAACCCCAATATTGTTCTTTAATATCTATAGATACAAGTTTAGCTGATGTATTTGTTAATTGACATAATAATTGGAAATATTCATCATTCAAAAGTGTTTCAGAAGCACTAACACACCAACCAGTAGTTCCTAATCCATCACCTATGTTAAATGGTGTATCTTCAGGTAATGAAAATGTTTTGTTACCTTTCCAACCCAAACTTGAACCATCTTGAACATCAGCTCTTTGTTTAAATTTGTTAATTACTTGTTTCCAAATATTTATAGTTTCTAATGATACCATTTTTATTAAATTAATGTTAATTTTTGTTGAATTGCTGGGTGTTTATCACCATCATACATACTGTATATATATTCAATACCAATAACCACTTTTTTTCCTGATAACTCTTCATCTTTCTTTCTTGGTTCAGATTGATTATTATCAGTTCTAGGTAAAAATAATTCCAAATCAACAATACTGAAAGGATTTATTTCAAATATATTTTGTAACATAGATACAGTAATCTGTTTTGAATAAATATTTGTTACCGGTTCTTTTTGAGGTGTCGTAACATTTTTATTCATATCATCAAATTTGTTATAACGATATATTTGTTTCGATAATAATTTTTTAATTCCGTTATCTGATGAAACTGTATACCCACTTATACCAAATTTCTCATATTTAATATCTTTTTCTTGATTATAATTGGTAATTATTATAGGTTTTTCGGTATCTAATATGTTATCTTCGTAAATTTTAAATTTATCTACTTCTGATTTCCTCATATCATCAATATTACCTATATATAATATACCGTTATTATCATAACACCATACACAATCTGTATAATTTTTGAGAAGAAATGTCAAAAATGATAGATATTTACTATTTGGGTTAACAATATATGGTTGATTTATATCCAATTTACTATTGTTGAATACATATAATCCTGAATCAGTAGATTTACATAAATCTTCAATTACATCAAGTACTGTTTTAGATTTATATGCTTTTTGTTCTTGATTATACCATTTTTCATTATAAATATCACCATATAAATATATATCTTCATTATCTGTTTCAGAAGGTGAATTATAGATGATACCATAAAATTTCAATAACCAATTTTTACCACCAATAGCAACTGTTATTGTATCAATATCTTCTTTTTTGAGAGCTTTTCGAATATTAAAATTCTCATCATTAATAGTGATAGCGAATGTTGGTAATTTATTGATTGAAAAATTTATCGATAAATCTAAAACAGCAGCACCATCAGGAATATAATCATTAATCATAACAACAGGATTATAACTACCCCAACCATTAATTACACCTTCTAAATCATCTACAGCATGTTTATCAAATTGTATATTAATTTTTGGAATTTTATCTACATATTCTGATTTGATTTTTAGATTTCCCATATAAAAAATTTATCTATTTCTTCTGTATCACCTAATTCATACTTATTAATATTTGTAAATCTGAAATTCTTATCTTCATTAGCAAATTGAATAGCTTTTTTGATACAATATTGTATGGTATATCCAGTTGAAATATTTACTTTTCGATTACCTAATAATGCCATACCCATATAAAGATATTTACGTTCTTCTTTGCAAGTTGGTTGATAATCCAATTCAGCTTCGATTTGAGGTGTTACCTTAACTTTGTATATGTTTTCAATTATCGATTTTAATTCGTCTTTTTTCATGATTCAAAGTATTTAAAATGAAACAATACCAGTTTCTTTATCATATTTTATTTTATCCAATACCAATCCAAGTTTATCTACACCAATAGTTTTATCTTTGTTATAAGCTAATATAAGATTTTTTGATGATGATTTACTTCCAGCTTTAGATATACCTGCAATATTATCACCATCAATTTCTATATATCTTTCATTCATAGTAAACATATCTGGTAATTTAATAATAGTATCTTTGGTTACATCTTGTATCGAAGGTATATTATTAAATTCAAGTATAAATGGTAAAACATCTATATTATCATATACTCGATAACAAACAGTATCAATTCTGATATTATCTAATTTAATAGTATCAATAATTGGTATATTTTCTTTATCGAAAATTGTAAAATATTTGTTTTCCATTTAATTTATACTTTAATATTTGTTTTATTATATTCAGGTATGTTAAATTGAGCATCTAATTTCTGAAATGCTATACCTAAATCAATAGTTAATGTTTCACCGAATGCTTTATTAAATGAAAATTCTAATGGTGGTATATCAGCAATAAAACAACCTGAAAATAAAAAATTGAAGATATTAACATTATTTGAATCAAACAAAGGTACAATGATAGAAAATTGTTCTTGAACTCTTTGACGAGCATAATAACCTCGAAATACTTCATAAAAGAATAACCAATTTATTAAGTTATTTCGAAATGTTATGTTAACTTTAAAATCCGTAAGTATTTCAGCTAACGGAGCAGTTCCGGGAAATTGTACATTTGTTGTTACTTCAGATATAGGTGTATTTGGATTTTTCGGTAGATTTCTTAATCCTGCTACAATTAATGTATTAAGGGAAAATCCCGGAATCTGTAGGGTTTGTACAGATTCCGTTATCAACCCTTTAATGTCTTTTACAGGATAATTTAAATGAAATAAATAATCATTGTATTTTTTCTGTAAATCTTCTCTGTAAAATTCATCACTGAATATTAAATTATATCTACTTGTATCTGGATTTAACATTATTTGTCATCATTTGAGAAAACAGCATCCAAACTAATTTCGTTTCTAGACCTACGATATAGTTTTTCATGATGTTGCATCAAATCATTTTTAATCATCTGAGTAAAGAAAGCAAATATATTTTGTGAACGTTCTGAATCAAACTTATTCCATTTTTGCCATGCTTCCGAAACAGCATAATTTACACAAGTTAACCTATCTTTTACAGATGAAAAATTGATTGCTTTGGATTTAGAGTATTTATTAGCAATGAGTTCGAACATTTTCAATAACTCATAACTACATTTATTATTTTCGATACATCTATTATATTCAGATAACATTTTATCAGGTTCAATATAATTATGTTTAACCTTTTTTATTTCTGAAAATTGATGTTTCTGATTACTTTCGTTTTTTTCCATAAACAGTAGTAGATTGATGTTCCTTTATTTCAGCAATATTCATATTAAGTTTTCTATCAAGTATTTGTAATGATTCATTTAATTTTACAAATGCTGGAGAATCACTTTCAGCCATTGCTAACATATTTTTACTAATCTGAATATCTTTGTTTATTTCTGATTGTTGTTCGTAAAGTTTATCAATCATCATTTTATTTGCTTTTTCAAATTCAACTTCATTTTGATAACAACTTTCAAACAATTTATTTGTATCATTAAAACTTATATTTAAATTTTGAACCAATGATTCATTTAATTCTTTGAATGTATTAAATTCTTGATTACCAAATTTATTCATTCTTGAATTTAATGCAATAATTGTTGGTTCTGATAAATCTTGTTTAATTAAACAATAAGATGATTCATTTAAATTTCTGATAGCTTTTAATGTATCGAATTTAACAAGTTTATTATAATTTTCACATAACAAACATACATTATCAGCATCTTTTAAATAATTTTGATAATTAGGATTTCCTTGTTCTTTATATCTCAAAAGACTTTCAGTAAACAATTGTCTTAATTCTTTAGGTGATATAATAAATGTTTGATTATCTTTTGTTTTTAATGTGTCACCAGATGATATTTTTATGTTACCAAGATTATCAATAACTGTATTAAAATCCCATATCATTGCAGGTGTAAATGAATCTGTATCAACATCATAAGGTAATTGATTAATTGCTCCCATTAATGTTATATATGATTGAGGAACACCAACATTTTTTAATTTATCTATTGTTAAATTTTGATATGATTCGTTAAGATTATCATATTCTAAACATTCTGATTCAACCAAAAGATATGTTTTATCATTTTTTAAATCTTCATATTTTAAACCTATTGGTGAATATATCGATACAGATTCATTTAAATTATCCATCATAAGTTCGTTCTGGTCTTTTGTAATCTTATTTTTTGAATCTTTGAAATCTTCCAAATATATTTCTTTCAAATTTGTAATAATATCAGATTCGATACTATCATACATACCATTTTTTAAATATTTCAAGATTTCGTTATCATCTATTGAATTCAAATATTCCTTTATTTGACCTAATGTTTGTTCAGGATTCGGTATATTCATTTGTCTCAATTTTTCAATATGTTCATCTTTTGCCATATTTATTAAATAATTGAGATTACCTGATTTAGCATATTTACGAATAAACTTAATTAAATCCTGTAAAGTTGTATTATCTTTTATTTGTTCAGCATTAGTTCGAAATTTAACAATCTCCATCATTGGAGTAGTTGATTCATTAAGATTATCCATTAATTTTGTTACCATACGTTTACTGACATAATCAATATTCATTGCTAACAAACGAATAACTTCTTCCTTAACAAATGCAATAATTTCATCATAAGTAATTTTCTTTGCCATTTTTTAATGTTTTATTAAAAATCCATTAATATCATTATTATCTATTATTTTACTATTTTTATCGAGTATATATTTAAGAATTGGTTTAACCAATATATCTTTTATCATTACATTCCAATCAGGTTCTGGTAATCTTGGTATTTTATCAATATCAACATCATCAGGTACTGCAACAATATCACCATTTATATCATAATAAAAATTCATTTTTTGACCTTCGAAAGGTAATTTCAGCATCAAATCTTTATTTTTATGTACGAAATTATACCAAAATAAAGCCATTTGCATCTGTAAATAATTTTTATCACATATATATTTATCTTGTTTTTCGTCAAATTTTATTAAATCTAGATTCGAAACAGTTGATATACGATATATTAATGATTTTTCTCGTCTTGCTTTGATATACTTAAATAGATTGAATATTTCCTCTTGTAATTTATCTTTGGAAACATCTTCAACCAAATATTTCTTAATCAATATCTCGATAATTTTCTTTATTCTTTTTGATGATTCACCTTTTTTGATTTCAACACCAGTATATTTCATCTTTGGTTCTTTCAAAAGTTTACCATCTTTCCAAATAACAGACATAATATATTTTTTCTTCGCTTGAAATACAGCATTACGAGTTGTTACTTCATGAGCCATTTTCATATGACCTTTGGTAGCATTTCTATAATCAATATCTAAATCTATTGTATCTGCAATTATTTTTCGTAAAAAAGTTTCATCAATGAATACACTAAAATCAGATAATTCTTTATTACCTTCATCTGTATTTGGTGGTAGATTTTTACCAATTAATTGATATATCATATATAAATCAATATATCGAGAATCTGTATCACCATAAACACATAAATCATTCTCTGTATCAGGAACATATTCTGTGAACTGGCGACACTTGGTAAAATCTAAATCATTATAAAAATTATCTTTAATTATTTGCCATTCCTTTTCTCCCCAATTTTTAAAAAACAAATTAATAGCTCTATCTACAATTAAACCAAAGTGTTTACCAGAAGTTGTAATATCAGTTGCAACATCATAATTACATAATGAAAAGAATTTATTACCGGAACTACCATAAAGTGAGTTAGCATCTCGTTTCACCACTAATTCAAAGTTACGATAAATAATTTGATTTAATTCTGCTTCAACTTTTAATCGTTTTAATTCAGAAATTGATAATGAACTTAAATCGAGAGAATCAACTTTCGATTTAAGTTCATAATATTTATGAGAGAATGGATTATCATTATTTAATTGTTGTTTATTAGAATCCATATTCTTCTAAATCTAAACTATCAGCTATATCGTTAATATCACTTATTTCGTCAGTAGTAATATCTTCAGAGACTTTTACTGACATACACCAAACTATAGATTCACCATAATTTGTACCAAAAATAACTTTACTTGAATCTTTACTTGTATACACAACAAATGAGTGTTCACCAAGCATCACTAAATCATTTTTTAATAAATTAAATTCGAAATCTTTTAATTTTGTATCATCTGAAGTTTCATAATTTACTTCAATATTAAATGCCTTATCTGAAACTGTCAATATACCATTTTCATCAAATTTAAATGTTACATAAGATGAATTGTTAACTATTGATTTATGTAATTTTTTGATAAGATTTTTTACTTCAATTAATTGTTTTTCACCAATACTAAATTTAGAGAAAGATTCTTCAGGAGAACATTGTTTCAAAATAAAACCATAATCTTCTACTTTATCAACAATCATAGTTTCTGTTGTTAATATAAATTTGGTTTTAATTTTCGAACCACTTTCAGATAAACCTTCAATAACTAATTGTGTTGCTTGATGAGTATTTGTATCAACATCAATTGTCAATTTACAAGGAGTTCGCATTGAAAATACATCTAAATATTTTAGAAATAATGAACCTTTCAAAATATAAAGATTGAATCTTCCATCTAAATTAAAAATATAACTTGATTTATCTACTACTTCATTATCTTCCAATAATTCCTTATTTTCATTATTTACAGAAACAAATGATTCAATTGAAGTTTGCCATATTTTAATTAGTGATTTTGTAGGTGAAAATGATACCGATTTAATCATAGTATCATCAAATTCCATCATAATTTGTTCATTAACAATTAATGATTGTTTTAATAAACGTTTTAAGGTTGATAAATTAAAATTATTGATTACCATATAGTTCTAATTATTTTTAATTATTAAAATATTCGTTTAATTTACGGAATACATCATAATCTTCTTGTGATGCTAAATAATTTCCTGTTTTATATTCGTTGAAAAATAATTCTAAATTTTCTTTGGTTGTTTCATGTTTTTCGTTCAAATATTGACCTATATTTAAATGATTAAACCAATTACATTTAGCTAATAAATCAAATATTTCAGCAATTAAACCTCCTTCATTTGTAGAAAGTTCAGTTCTCTCTTCAACAGGTTCAGGTTTAGTTTCTGGTTCTGACTTAGATTCTGTTGATTGTTCAGGTTCTGGATTTGATTGTTCAATTCCTGAATTCTGTTCTCCAACTGATTCTTCTGATTTTCCTTCTTCAACATTTCCGCTATCTGTAACAGGTTCTGGTTGTTCTGTTGGTTCTGATTTAAGATTTTCATCGAGTCCATTTTCTTTGTCACCATCTTCAGTTTTTTCTGTTTCAGTAGGAGTTGTAACTTTATCAACTACTTCAGTAATTTCATTATTTACAACTTTTTCAATACTTTCTTTTTTTACTTGTTTTGCCATTTTTCAATAAAATTTTAAATTAATTTTCTTCTTCTAAATTACTTGATTCATCATAATCATCAATGTAATCTTCTTCATCAAATATGTCTTTATCTTCAGTCATTTTTAATAGTTATTTTGTTGTCTATTATTATTTTCGTTTTCTTTACTCATAAATAAGTTGTAAAGTTCTTCCAAAGAAACATTCACAAACATACATAATGTTGTAAAATATGAAAACATTGTATCAATTATGGTTATTATTTTTTCGAATTTTTCTATATTTAATTCTTCTTGAGATATTTTACCGATTAAATCATAATGTTTTAATACTTCAAATTTTAAATGAATAGTATTTAATGCAATATCATATAATGATAAATTTGGTTTTTGAATTGAATTAAATACCGATAAATTCCTATTTATATCATTAAATAATGGTTTATTATTCAATTGTAAAATAATTGGAATTAATAACATAAATTTGAAAATATCAATCAATTCAAATTTAAGTTCCAATAAATCTTCTTCAGATAAATCTTTCAAATATTTATCTTTATATTCAATATTTTTAGATTTCCAATATTTCCATACTGCACTTCCATCACCATCATTAATACCACCTAAAGCATCAATAAATTCATTGAATTCATCATTTAAAGAATGAAAATTAATTGTTAAATAACGATTTCGTTCTTCAAGAGATAATTGAGCAAAATCTAAATGATAAATATTTAGTTGTGCCCAATTTTGTTGATTAATAAAAATACTGGTAAAATTAATTTCATTAACATTTTTACCTTCAATTAATTTTTGAAATAGTGTTGTATCGATTGTTAAATCTTTACAAGAATTTGATGTGTTTGCCATTTTTCTTAATTATTTTAATTATTAATTTGTTCTTTTTTGGTTAATGCTTCTTCTATTTTGGTTAATATTTCCAAATAAATATTAGAAGCATAATTTTTAAATACTTTTCGTTTTCCGATAAGTCCTTTTTCAATCTTTACATACAATCCTTCTTCTCTTGTATCATATATATTACCAACAGGAGTTAAAGTAAAACCTAAATTTTTATATTTCAACCATTTATGTAAATCTTTTTCAGAAACTTTACCTATATTATTAGGGTCCATTTCAACTTTATCAATAAATTTTTCAGGTGATAATCCATTAGTTATGATTGAATTTGGATATAGTGATGAAAAATCCAGACCCATCGTTGCTTTTGCTTTCTTTTTGGTTGGAGGTTTCACATAACCACCGGGAAATGTTTGTGATTCAACATTTGAAAATTCAGATTCCAATAAAAATACATTATCTTTTCTTAATTCGTTATAAACTAATGAATCTGATATGTTATTTTGTCCAACTTTACTAAAAGGAATTCGATTCATATATGATTCATAAAAATCTATATCCATTAGATTTGTCTTTTTATGAATCAACATAACCAAAATCGTATCAACAATAGCATAAGCAACAAATTTTAGATACTCATCATCATATAGTTTACGAAGATTACCTTCATATTGTACTTTATTGAGTCCTAAAATTAATTCTGATATATTATTTAACGAATATGATTCAAGATTACTATAAACTAATGAAGTTTGAAACATCATCATATAATCAAGTATCAATCTATGTACTGGCATTTCAACTGAAAATGTTTCTTTTCGTTTATTTTTAAATGAACGATTTACTTTCATTGAAACAGGTGATGCTTTTCGTATATCAATACCTAATTTTTTACACCTGTTTTTAATGTATATCCAGTCATATCCAACAACATTCCAACCTATTAAACAATGAAAATATTTATTGATACATTCAAGAAATACATTTAACATTTCTGTTTCAGTTTCGAATACTCTTATATCGAATTTAAACTCTTGGTTATATTGTTCAGATAATGATGTATTAACTAAATTTCCAATAGCTAATTTATCTTCATCAGTAAAATCTCTATAATTAGGATTCTTCAGAATAAACAATAATGTATTGCAATTATCATCAGTTATTGAAATCGAAAGTATTTTGTTTTCAGCTTCTTCAGGTGTAGAATAACCAAATTCATCATTAATTTCAGTTTCAATATCTAATGAATAACATTTTGGAATATGAATCGAATCAACAACTAAATTATATAATTCAGGTTGATTCTGTTTTAAATCTACATTAAAATATTCATTGATATTTAAATTTTCGAAATATTTAGCATATTCTCGTTTAATTGAACTACCTTTGAATGATTTTAAATTTTCTATTTTTTGATTATCAGCATCATCACATTCTACATATTTATAATATCCATAAGGTAATTCTGCTTTAATTATTTCAATATTATTTTGTTCATCAACATAAGAAATCTCCATGTATTCCTTATTTTGTCTGAAATCTATTATCATAAATTTTATTGTTTTTCCATTTTACGTTTGTTTGCATTTTGTTCATTCATTAATTTTTCGAATGAACCATTATCTGATTCTCTCTTGTACATATCTTCTGAAAGATTTACAATTTTTTCTTCATCTTTTGATACTTTTGTTTCCATATTATTTTAATTTAATATTTACTTTACAATTTTGTATATTATCTTTATATAAATGTTTTATGAAGATTTTGTTTTTCGAAAGTACTTTGAAATCTTCATCTGTTAATTCTTGATTATAAATTTTATTAAATAAATTATATCGTAAAAATACTCTTAAATAATCTGAATTTAAATTGTGTTCGACTTCTGAACCATTAGAATTCAATGTTATTTCAGTACTAAATTCATCATTATTTAAGTAATTTAATTTAATTAACTTATTTCCTGTAGTATCAACTACACCTAAATAATAATAATTATCATCAGTATATATTCTACCATCAATTATATTTAAGTTATCTAATTCAGTAAATAAATTTGGACTTACATAAATTAGATTTTCTTCCTGATTGGTTTTATAATTCCAATATTTAGCTATATTATCAGGTATTTTCTTTATTTTTATGATAAAATGTGGTCTGAAGGCTTCAGGTATCCTTTTAATACCTTCAATATCTTTATATGATACAGGTATATTTATTGATGATAAACAAATATATTTAGTACCATCAAAATAATAAAATAAATTTAACGGTAATATAAGTAAAAATAATGGTTTAACTGGTAACGAATCAATATCAGTTTGAATTCTATCATATTCTTCATTATTATAATCAAATATATGATAAAATTCGTTATTTAATTTATTCCGTAATTTTACATATATCAAATTTGTACCATCATTTTCAACAGTATACCATAATTTATCATATTCGTTAAATATTATCATACCTTCGTAATCATAATTCTTATCAGGTATATCATTAATATTTGTAAAATATCGTAAATATCTACTATCTATAGGAAGATTACGAATATTCTTAAATTGATAGTCTATATCTTTCGTGATACTATTGTTTAATCCTTGAAATACTGCCATTTTTATATTAATATTAGATTTTTTCGTAAAATATTTTATCGTATGTTAAATGAACTTCAGATGATTCCTTAACATTTCCAAATTCCCAATATACAAATACAAATGATGTTATTCTTGTAACATCAGTATATAAAAGATTTGGTACATTACCCATGTGAGGTGCTAATTGATTTACCGTTCTAAATGCTTTTATTTTGAAATCATCGTATGAATATTTATTTCTTGATAATAAGTGATTTGTAATTTTTGATTTAATTAATGTTTCCAAATTACAGTTAATTACATTATCAGATACAAATATAAAACCAAATTTATTTAATGAATTTTGATTTAATGTGATAACATTTCCTCTTTCAAATTGATTAAGTTTTGGTATTATATATTGTTCAAGTTTCTGATATTTCTCAGCATCAGTAAGATTATTTAGATTAGTTAATTCTGTATCTGGAATTGGTAATCGATAAATTGGTTCAAATATATAAAATTTTGATTTAATAATAGGTAATAATGGTACATCTAATAAATATGGTATATCAAATCCATTAGGTACATTACCTGACAATGCTTCATATTGTTGAATTAATTGTACGGTTTTTATTGATAACATATCAATTTCGATTGTTTTATTACCAATTAATGTATCTGTATTATATTCAATATTTGATAATTGGAATTCTGTTTGTTGTCCATTATTTTTAGTGAAAACTATTTTTGGAAATACATTTGATTGTCTTTGAGTTGGTGATAATTCAAATATAAATTGTAATTTAACATTATTACCTGAATTTATGATTGCTTCGTTATCACCAGATATGTTATCTAATAATTTAATTCTACAATCAAGTAATGTTGGGTTAACATAATTTTCTGTTCTGGAAGGATACAATAACATATCGAGTACTTCCTTAATAGATTTATTATGTAGATTTCTCATCCAACCGAATTTTGTTGAATCGTTATTTGATAATATTGTATCATAAGTAATTTGTTTATCTACATATTTTTTATTTGATACATCATCTGGATTAACAGGTGTATTGGTTTTTACATTAATTATGTAATTACCAACAAAATCAGTTAATTTCCTATATATTTTAGTTCCAATATTTCCCATTTATTTTTTTGAATTACTCGAATATTACATAACCGGATAATTTTTTCAAATTACCATTTTCGTAAAATTTAATAGTATATTGTGTATTTGATATTCGTTCAATATCAGGTTGAATTATTTCAAAATCACCTAATTTAACAGTACCATCACCATTCATTTCATAATTACCACCTATTTTGAATAATTTACCAACATATACTGTAAATTCCGGTAAGTTATTTGTTATTGGTATTCTATCATCAATTGTAATATTAACGGTATCTACATTATCAAATATTTGCATACCGAAATTTTGTTGTCCGGTTATAATTTGCCATATATCTGTATGTTCATTTGGTTTCATACCAGCAGAAATATTTTGTTTCGCTTGATATAAAATACCATTAAAATATACTAAATATCCTGTTTTATATGTTTTTGATACATTCCATTGGTCTAATTTTAAACTGGATTGAAATTTCAACCAATTATTTATATTTGTACCATCACCTGAATTTAAAAAATAAAATGATTCATCATCTTTAACCCAAACTAATTTATGTTCATAATTATAAGTTAAAGATAATAAATCATTTATTGTATCAACTAAAGTTTCTGAAACAGCAGGTCCAGAATACTTTCGTTCCAACTGATTAACTAATGGTAATTTATTTGGTATATTCATTTTCGATGTACATATATAATTCTTGTAATTTCTCTAATATTGATTGATTTGTTGGTCTTTTCGGACCTGTATATCCCCAATTAACATCATGAAAATCATTTTTAAATATTCTTTCGATAGTATTAAAATTATAAAAATCTTGATAATTATCATCATTCAAATTAAATAATGAATTCATCACATATTTAATACCTGTTTTATCATATTGTAAATCAGTAGCTCTTTTATAAAGAGAACGAATATTACTATTTTTGGTTGAATAATAATCCATTCCAACTTTATATTCAGCTATTTTATGTTTGTTAACAATATATGTATAAAAAGTTTTCTGAGATGTTTTATATTCTTCAATTTCTAAATTAAATAATTTTTCAATATTATATTTATCAAAAGAATTTAATAAATTTTTGAAATCATTATCTTTAAATATTTTATTAATTGATAATTTAATGAAATTATTTTTGTTTTCTTTAGATTCTGAAATATAATTTTTAATCAGATTTAATTCATCTTCAGAATAATCAAAAATATTTATTAAATATTTATTATTTGAATCTATCAATAATTCTTTACAAAATCTTTCAAGAATATATTTATATAAATCTTTCCAATATTTAATATTTGAAATTTTATATGATGTATTTAATATATCAAGAATAAATTGTTTATTTTCTTCAAATAAATTAGATGATTTAATTCTTTTAGAGAATTCATCAATATTATCAAATATGTTTGAAAGTTTTATCATATTGTAGGTAATTTTAATAAAGAAAGGTCTGAAAGTGATTTAATTCTTTCAGACCAATCTCATCTCACATAATAAAAATTAATTAAGAACTATATGGTAAAAAGAAACACTTCCATTTATTAAACCATAGCCAATAAATCATCAACTCGAGAATTTACATCAAGTGCAACATTTTGTAATTTTGGTTTACGACCGCGAGTCTTTTTAACCGGTGCAATTTGTTGTACAGGTACTACTTGTTGAATTACTTGAGCAGGTGCAACTTGAGCAGCAGGAGCTGTTTGGTTAGAACCTAAAATTTGACGAATTCTTTGTCCAAGAGTATTAAATCCTGTACCTTGAATTGCTTGTGGAGCAACTTGATAACCTAATTGACGAAGTTTACCAGCATTTTTCCTTAATTGGAAAGCAGCATTTCCACGAGCTTTAGTGTCATCAGAAAGTACTCGTTGTTTCAAAACTTGATTACGACCTAAAATTTTAGCTATTTTAGCTTGTAAACGTTTTGCTTCAGCAGTAAGTTGAGGAGCTACTTGTAATTGAGGAGCAACAACTTGACTGTTAACAACTTGAGATGGAACACCTAAAGCTTGTAGTTGTTTATTAATCTTACGAAGTTCGAAATTAGCATTACCTCTTACTTTTGAATTTTGAGCATTAGCTATACGTTGATTCAAAATTTGTGCACGTTTCATAAGTTTTTGAACTCTAGGGTTTGCAACTTGTTGAACAGGCATTTGAGGTACTAAAATTTGTTGAGGAGCATCAACTATTTGAAGTTGTTGTCCACCAACAGCAGCTAAATCAGCATTTAACTTAGTGTTGATTGCTTGACGACGACCAAGTAATTTAGCTATACGAGCTTCTAAAGATGATGCACGTTGACGAAGAGCTTGTGGATTAGATACACCTGATGCTAATTTATAACCATCAGCTATTTTAGAATTTTTTCTAACTATTGATTTGTAACGTTTTAAATCTTGTTGAGTAACATCTTGTTTTGGATTTTGTAAACGTTGACCAAATTGTCTTGCAAGTGCACGAGAATTTAAGAATTCTTGACGAGAAACTTCACCATATTTATCAAAAGCTTGCAAACGTTGTGCTGTTTGTCGAGATGCAGCTTTTAATCCACTCAATTGAGAATTGATACGTTTAAGTTTCTTGTTAGCTTTACGTTTTAATTCTGCTTTAATTTTTGCTGGTGTACGTTTATTTTCTTTTCGTAAATTCACTCTCAATTTAACAGAAGCAAATTTTTCAGATTTTGGACGAATCCAACCTTGACCAAATAATATAACTAAATAAATAGCATTTGGGATTTTTGTTTCAGGAAGGATAGCTTTTTCCCATGGAATAGCTACTGATTTTAAATCTTGAACGTCACCTTCAAAATCTCCTGTTGCTTCGTCTTTTTGGAAAACAACAACTAATGAGTTATTTGCTAAATTGAAATCACCTGCAACTTTAGCTTGGAATTTTGAAACATCTAAAGTTGCTTTCTTTACGAAATTTTGATAACCAACATAACCAAGAATACGAAAATCTTTTGATGCTTTTAAAGCTTTTGCACCTTTAGTATATTGTTTTGCATTTGAAGCTAAAACACCTAAAGAAGCACACAAGTCCGGACGAGTAACGATTTGTTTAATAATCTGTGGTTTTAGTTTATGAGTGACAAGAACACTCTTTCCCACAACTGCAAGTTGCTCAGCTACATCAAGAGTAAATTGACTTTTAGCATTTGATAATTTTGCCATTTTTTAAATTTAATTTTAAATATTAATAAAAATTTACGGGTATCTAATATCCAGCATTTGATTGATTATTTGTAACAAATACTTTTTGAACATTAGGTATCACAGGTATATTCATACCCTCTAAATAATCTAAAATACTTTGTAATAAACTTTCTGCAGTACGTTTATCATTTGTTTTTTCAGATGATTTAGGATTTATAATAGTACTATTATTAGTTGTATTATTTATTGGTTGTAAATTTGAGAAATTATTTGAATTTTCATCACCATTAGAAATTGATTGTTTTTCATATACTAAACCAATAAGTTCTTTTAATTCTTCAAGAATTTGTTGTAATGTATAAGCATTATTTCTATCTGTTAACTTATACATCAAATTATTTAGTTGTGTTGCCTTGTCTAAATTTATATTGTTAATAGCTTTTGACATACTCCAAAAACTATCTCTCAATTCTTTAAGGTTTTTTGATATTTTTTGCCATTTTTGAGAATCAGCTAAATTATCAACAAATTTCATTAAATAATCTGTTGGTAATTGAATAGCTTTTAAATCCCAGAATTTCTTAATATTGTAGAAAAACTGACCCATATTCCAAGCTGTTGCAGTTGCTACATAAGAATTATCTTTTGCTTCTTTGGAACCAAATCTACCAAAAATATTTATATATTCATCAGTAAATAATTTTAATGAATCAACTGTTTTCCTTGTTTCATCTGGATTACTTAAATATCCAATTTCACTTATTGTTTTAAAAGTGGCAACTACTGGTGATATACTATCGTTAATACTTTTCAATAATAAGTTGGCTGCAACATTTGTTTGACTATTGGTTGTTAATTTTCTTACAACATCTGAAACAGTTTCAGATAAAGCAGATAACATCAAATATAAGTTTTGACCAACAGTTTTCATTATTTCAGGTGTAAACTTACTTGTTTTTGTAAGTATCAATTTACCATCTTTTACTTCATATTCATTAAATTGCATATTAGCAATATCTGTAAATATTTTTGGTACTGCACCTATTGTAGAAACTAATGTAGTTATTGTTTTCAAACCACCTATAAAACCATCACTTGACAATATCTTTTTGTTTTCTTCAAAAGTTTCAGCTATTTTACGAATCATTATCTTCATTGATTCACCAAAATATTCCATTTGTTCAGGTTTTACTGTTAATTCAGATATTCCTTTTAATGCTAGTGCTGAAAGTAATGCTGTAGTTGAAATTGGTAATAAAAGTATCGATTTAGTTGCGGTTTTAGCTAAATCCCAATAACTTAAATCATTAATTCTATCAACAATTTGTTTGAGTGATTGACCGAATTTATATATATTAGGTACATTTATCGTTATTTTACTAATTAAAGCTATGGTTCCAGCTGATAATAACATACTTACTGATACTGGAATTAACATAACAGATTTAATTATAGCATTTGAAAGTTCAATATAATCTAAATCATTTAATCCACCCAATAATATTTTTATTGATTCAGTAAAATTTGTTATTTGAACATTAGAAATTTGAATATTTGATATTAATGCGAATAATCCGGCGGTTGTTAACATAGCAACTGATACTGGAATCAAAGCTAATGCAGGCACTATTGCAAATAAAGCATATCCAAATATTTCAACTAATCCAATAGATAATATTTTGATACCTTCAATAAATTTAGATATATTTGTTGTCGAAATATCTATTTTATTCATTAATACCAATGATTCTGCTGCTATTATTGTTGCGACTGATAATGCTAAAATTGCTGCTGAACCTAATATTATCGGTACCAATAATAAACTTGCTAATGCAAATATTCCTCCAAGAATAACAATACTTGTAGAAAACATCAAAACATTAAAGAAAGCATTTTTATCGAAACTTCTACCAACTTTCACTAAAGCATACGAAAGTATCAATAACGGTACAGACATAGCAAATAAAGCTATCGAACCTTTCATAATAGCTCCAAATAATGTTTTACCAATAATAGCTCCAATTGCAATTAAACCAACTAAACTAGTAAAATATAGTTGTAAATTAGTTTCGTTATAATTTGTTTTAGATATTAACCACAATAATCCTTGAATCATTAATAAACTTAATGAGAATGTAAATAATCCAGAACCTACTTGTTTTGGAAATAATCTCAAAGTTAAACCTAATAATCCAACGAAAATTAATAATCTAAATGCTGGTACCCAATTAATTTCGTTAAAAGCATCAATTGTAAGTAGTAAAATAGCTAATCCAATTGAAAAACCAAATAATCCTTGTGGAGCTCTCGGTTTCCCACCTTTACTTAATTTATCAAGAATAATAAATACTGTCGATAAAGCAACAATAAACATTATTACTTGTAATGCACCATTCCAACTTAATTCATTAAATGCATCAATTGTTAATAATAAAATAGCTAATCCAAGAGCAAAACGTAAAATAGGTGGTGTTTGTTTTTTTCTTCCTTGTAAATTTCGATTTATATTTTTATTAAATGAAAATGAACCATTTGTTCCATCTAATTTTTTAAGTACAAACCCTAAAGTTAATAATAAACCTGTTAATACAGTAAATCCTGCAACTATAGATTGCCAAGAAGCTGATGAAAATACATAAACCAATATACCTATACCTATTGCTAAAGCAACAATAGATTTTGCAAGTACCGAAATATAATTACCTTCAACATTTACACCAAAACTAGATGAAACTCCACCTTTCAATAAAAATTTCAAAGCAGCACCAATAGCTAATATAGCACCAACAACTACCCAAACAGCCTGTACATCAACTTCTGTTAACATATCAAAACTGAAAGTAAACAACATAAATGCAACACTGAAAGTAATCATTTGTAATGGTGTTATACCTTTTTGAAATACTTTGAAAGCTAAACCTAAAGCTGCAATAAATGGTGGTAAAATTAAAGCTGAAGACCAACTAACAGATTTTAATTCGAATAATGAAAGAGCTATCAACAATAAAGAAAAACCTAATATTGTTAATAAACCAAGTCTAACACTATTCCAAAACATAAAAGATATACCTAATGATGCAACAAATAAAGGAAATTTACCAATAGTACTCCAAGCAATATCACCAAATTTCTGTAATGAACCTGCCATTGATAATAATGCAACAGATAATGATATAATCAAAAATGCTGTTGAAAACTTACCTTTTTCAGATATTACTCTAACCGCAAGACCTAAAGAAATGATAGATAATGTTAATTTAGCGACAGCACTCCAATCAACTTTATTTGCAAAAAATAATGCTACAGAAATTGCTAAAACAGCAAATCCCATATCTGATAATATATCAGGTAAATTATGTAATATAAAGAAAGTTTTGATAATTCCAACACCTTTTACAGCTTTAACTATTGTCATTATAAATGAACCAACAGCCATTGAAATCAATTTAAGAGCGATTACAGCTTTGGTAATTGCAATTAAATTTACGAAACCAAATAAAGCAAATGCACCAGCTAATGCAGTAATTCCTAAAGCTACCTTAAATGATTTATTTGCCAATTTATTTAAAATTCCTATCAATCCACTTAAAAAATCAGATGTCTTTTGAAATTGTTCTGGTTTCATTCTCACTAATTGAAGAATATTCCATAAAGTTAAATTTAATTTCTTAACATCTTCGATTGATTTTATTTCTTTCAAAAATTCTATGTGAATTTTTGTTCTAGATTTATCGAGTTTTAAATAATTATTAGCAAATGCTTTAGATATATCGAAAAATTTTCTACTTACATTTTGAACTCCATTTTTTACAGATGCACCAATATTTTTAGCTATGGATTCAAGAGCTGGTACTGTTTTCGTTTTCTGAACAGTATTAATTTCTTGAACCATAGCTTGTATGGAAAATAAAGGATTTAAAGCTTCTGTATTAGTTTGCATCTATGATAGCTTATTTACGAGTGTTTTATTTTTGGTTACAACTTTTTTAACAAATGATTGTAAATCTGTTAAAGTATCTGTTAATACAGTAATATTTGTAGTTTGAATTCTCCATTGATAATCTATTTCAGAAATTACTTCATTCATTTCAACTACCAAATTTTGTGTTACTATACCTTTTTTACCAGATATTGTTATTGTAATTACCAAACAATTATCGTTTAAAACATTTAACGAATAACTTACACCTCTAGATTTTATTGATGATAATCTGGAATCTACAGACCTTACAAGTTTATCAATTCCAGCTCCTGAATGTCTAATTATTTCCATATTATATATTATACTAAATAATTAACTAAATCTTCGAAATCTTTACTCGAATATTGTTCTTTTTTACCATTTTGTTTATATAAATGTAAAGTAAACATATATGGTCTGGAATTATAATTTCGTTCTTTACCTTGACGAGCTAAAACTGTACGTTTCCTATTTTGATATTGTGATTTATCTGAAACACCTTGTTTTTGATAATATTGTTGTGTTGTTATAAATTGTCTTCCAGAACGTTTATCACCACCAATTACTTGTACAGCAGAATACATTAATAACCATTTTTCGGAAGTTTCAGAAGTTCCAACAATAGCTTCTGCATTATATTCACCACTAATTCTATCATCAATCTCCTCTCTTGATATTGTTCCTAAAATATCTAATTGTTCATCTGATAAATCTCGTTCATCTTTTATACCTAATATTCTATCAAAAGCTTTTTTAAGATTAGTATATTTGATTTTTTTATACATCAAAAAATATTTGTTATCATCTTTATAAGCTTCAGTATCATAATGTTTATTCCAATCAAAATAATTAAACCAATTATCTAACATAACTAAAAAGTTATCAGACATTAATCGTTTTAATTCTACTGTACCTTCTATTAACGATACACCTTTCCAATCTCTTTCAATTAGTGATTTCGCAAATACTTTGTAAGAATCAGTTTCAGGTAAATATTTAATACCAACCATTAACCAATAATATTTATTTCCCTTACCAATTATAGCGATACCATCAGGAAGTAATTTAATTTTATATAATCCAGTTCTGGCAATTTTTTCAGCTAATTGAACATAGGGAACAGGATTTTCCAAATTATCTATTTTAAATTTAGTAGCTGTAAATCCTTGTTTATAATAATTACCGATTATTTCAATAATTAATTTATCATCAAATTTTAATTTATAAACAGCTTTATCTGCACCTGATTGAAAAAATAATATAACATTATTTGGGTCATCATCAATCAAAGATAAACAAATACGATTATATTTTTTAGTGGAAGTTTTTGATTTGAAGTTATATGATTTACTGTAAAGTTTGAATTCACTATTTTTTAAAGCATTTTTATTAGTGTTGGCTATATTTCGTAAATCCATTGCTCTGTGAATTACATCACCACCTGATAAATCTTTAATATCAGTAGCTAATTTACTTAATCTTACTGAACCTTTTACAGTAACTTTTGCTTTTGTATATCCTGATTTATCCTTACCAACAGTAATTTCAACATCTTCTATACTTTTGATATTATCACCATCTGGAATTTCAGGTAATACTTTATCAACAAGTACTTCAGCTGTTTTGGTAATATCTACTTCTTCAGGAATATCTGTTTCAACTTCTTCTTTTACAGTTTCGTTAATTTCTTCTTTTTCTTCAATATCTGAAGATTTAAAAGCGGAAGCAAGAAAATCTAAACCAAACATTGATTTAACTTTCTTTTTCTCATTATTTACTTGAACTTTTTCAATTATTGAATTTTCTACATCTAATTGAATAGGTTCTGGAATAAAAATTTGTTCAGATTTAGGTGATACTTGTTGAATATCACCTAAATCCAAACTCTGTAAATTATCAAAATCTATATTAGAAGTTGATGTTTTTCGACGTTTTTTTACTATATTAGATAAAGATATTTCTTGTTGTTCCATTTTTATTTTAATTTTGACATTTTAGGAGCTTTAAACGAAGATTTCATTTGATTCATCATATTTCTTTGATTACTCATCATTTCTTCAGATTGTTTTTGAACATCTGGATTTTCACCATTTTCTCGTTTATTTTCCGCCTCTATATATCTATTTAATGCCTTACTTAATTTATTAAATTTATTAAATGGCATATCTTTGATAATATTATAATTATTTGAAGTCCGAGCGGACATTATTATAAATTGGTCATATAATAAATCTTCTGGAACTATTGATTTAAGATATATTTCAATTAAATCAGGAAATATCTGTGTAGATAATAATTGAAGATTTTCATTATATTCCGAAAAGTTCTGACAAACTTTCTGTATCGTCAAATATTTTTCTCCAACCCATTGGAAATTTAATTAGAGCCTCCTCCTCAGACTCTTTATATATATACGTTATTTTTTCGTAATTTGTTAAATTCAATGAATTAGCGATTGTTATATATGCTTTGTATAATTCAGGATTATTTTTAATTCCTAAATATTTTTGTTTCAAAGATTGTATATTTTCTTCTCCTGTTTCAAATAAATAAGGTAATATCAATAAGAATTTTTTATCAATTGATGTTTTATCACCTGAATTCTTAGATTTTTTACCGTTTTGAGCATTATCAATTTCTTTGTAAGTAGTTAAAATATATTTGAAAATCTTTTGTGATAGATTTACAGTAGGGATATAAAATTGAATTGGTGTTTCAATTCTTGGCATTTTTATTGAAAATTTACGACCATCAAAACTTTGAAGTAATTTTTCTGTTAATTCAGGATATTCTAATGATGCAGAAGTAAATGATATTTCTACTGTTTCATTATATGTTTGATTAATTACTGAATATTTGATAGGTGCATTATCTTCAAGATATGATTCTCTCAATCTTAAAAAGAAAAACATCTTTTCACCATCATTTAATTCACCTGAAGATATTTGTTTTTTATTTTCAACATCATAAATTATGTAACATTTTCTTACTAATTCAGATATAGCATTAACAATACCAGCTTGGTCATCTTCATTTACTGTTGAAAATTCAGCAATTTCATCTGGTGTTGGTACTCTATGAGCAATTTGCCAACTTTCAGGATATAACATACCATTAAATGGTAAATCAGATTTATCAATTTTCTTGTATAAATCTGTTGTTATTTGTTTTTCTTTTATTTCTTCATTATTGACAACTTCAGTATTGCTATTATCTTGAAGTTGTTGTAAAGCTTCTAATTTTTGTTCTTTTTCCTTTGCCATTTTTATTATGAAAATATTTTATCAAAATTAATATTTTGATTAGACAGATTTTCGGAACTATCTCCTACTTCTTCCGTTCCGAAAATCTTATCTAATCTATTAAAGTCAGTAATTTCTTTCTTTAAATACATACCAGCATAACGATTTTCATCATATATATTAATACCTTTCTTTTCTAAAATTTCAATTGTTCTTATCGCATCTTCACGATAATTCTTAACTTCCTCATTATTTGAAAATTTAGTTGATTCATGAATAATATTACTATTATCGTTTTCAGTATTATTTAATATATTTTGATTATCTCGTTTTTTAAATGCCATAGTATTTATGAATTAATAATTTCTTATTTGACCTGATGTTAAAAAATCAAATAAATGTGCTCTTAAACTGGTTAAATGAGGTTCAGACATAATTGTATCAACAATTCTTAATGATACATATCTTGTAAAATTACTAGAATACATAATATCATGATATTCAGCTAAAATCCAATCTATAACTGTATCATAAATTATTTCACCATTTTCATCTAAAACTGAATCATCAAATAATCCAACATTATATTTTCCAACAAAATATCTATCATAAATATCATTAATCATATCATTAATATCAATTTCATTAACTAATAAATTAATAATAAATTTGTTAGTAAAAGTTTTATCGAAAAATTTAAGAAAATCATCAAAACTGAATGAATTTAAAACTCCAATTAATTCTTGTTCTTTCATTTTTTTTTTTTGATTATACAAATTATCTGATATTATTTTTGATGATTTTTAATTAAAACCACCATTTCTGTTATTTATCAATAATGATGTATATCTTGTTAAATCTTCGGTATAAAATATTTCTTCGTTTTCAATCATATTCCAAATTTCATTTTCAAATCTTCTATCAACTGAAAATGTATCAAGTATATAATTAAACAAAATATTTTGAGCAAATTCTTCAACAGAATTGTAATATAAATCATCACCGTCAATTATAGCTGAATTAAGATATTCCAAAAAATTATCAACATCTAATTCATCTATGATGTAATCATAATCTCCCATAATTAATAAAATTTTTAATTAATAATATTCTGATATGCCAATTATTAAATTTAATAAACCATACCAATATTGTTCGTTATATTGTCTCGAATGTTCTAAAACCAATAATACTAAATAATGATAATGATTGTAATTCCAAATATCCAAATCATTACCAACTTGCCAAAATGAATTGTCCATTTCAGTCGATTCCTCAATATCAATATTATATTTTTGTAAAATATAACCAGATAATGTAGAATTAAAATAATCATGAAGATTATCCCAACTTAAATAATCACTATTTTTTACTGATTTTTCTATGTAGTTATAGAAATCATTGAAATCAAAATCATCAACAATAAAATCTATGTTGTCATAAGTTGCTGTTGTCATTTTTTTTTTTATAAAATCCGGTAGTAACAATAAAGTATTAATGTTAATTTAATGAAATATCCAAAATGAGTAAAAAATTATTTACTACCGGATTTAAAGTTTATAAATGTATAATAATTAAAATTGATTTCCTGCTAATCGAGGGTCATTTGTTACATCAGATACATAATCAGCATTGAAAGTAACGTTTAATTCTGTCATATCGTGAGTTTCATAAGAACTTACTTGGTCTTCGAAATCATTCATAGGAAACACATTATGTGCAATACGTCTCCAGAAAACTGTACCATCTCGATTGAATTTTTCAACCACTAAATTTGCATTAGCATAATGATTTTTGAGATGTTTTTCACCAGTTAATGGATTATATTTTTCTCGTGACCATTTAACTAAAGCATTATATACAAACATTCGAGAATCATTATCCAAGAAATTGAAGAAACCTACTTCAATTTCATAGAATGTTTCTTTTTCGTTTGAATCATACCTAAATTTAGTTGTTTTGTAACCACCTTCAATAACATTCCCAGCTTTTTCCATAAACAAATTGTTTACGTTTTTAACATATTCTGATAAGAAACCATAATCTCCTAACTTATCATTTAATGTTCCTAACAAAACAAAATGTGCATTAAAATTACTGGCAACTACTGGTTCATATTTATTTACTGCCGCTGTTGAATTGGTAACATGCGGATATAAAGTTTTTGCCATTTTATTTCAGTTTATTTATCTTTGATATAATTTGTAAACATCTGGATTATTTTTGATTTTATCAATTTTTTGAATACAATCATATCCAGCATTACAATATTCTTTAATTATAGCACGGATTTTAAAATTAAATGCAAAACTTGATGAAGCAATAAATTGAATCATAGCAGCAATTGATTTAATTGGAATTCCGTTTATATTATATTTCAAGCTATCACTATAAATTTGTGAACTGAAAAATTCTAGCATTCCATTTGTATAATTCATATATAAATCATTTGAACTACCTTCATTAAGAAACTTTTGTACTTCAGTTGACTTATTAAATAATATCGAATTATATGACGAAGATAAGATGTTTTGCAATAACAGATTACCTGCGGTATTATATCTATTAACTTTTTCTCTAGATATAAATTCTAATTCATGCATATTTTGAGACATATAATAATTGATAATTATCATGAAATCAAATATCAATCCTTGTACATCTGTAATTAGAGATTTAACACTTGAGAAATCTTTATAGATTGGATTAATTGGATTACCAGAAATATATTCATTTAAAATAATTGTATGATAACTGTTATCAACAGAATTTATAGCTGTTTCATATTGTATATCATATAATTTTTTATCTATGAATTGGAGTATATTTACATAAGCTGATTTAAGATGATATGATGTTCCCCATCTTTTATCGTTTTTAGCAAGTATTGTTTTTAAATCTGTTAAAGATTCTTTCAATTCTTGTATTTTATTTTCTGTTTTTGGTAATAAATCATCTTTCAATGGTTTAAGAACATTATCAACAACAGATAAAAATTGAACAGTATCAATCTTATTTTCATTAGTCTTAAGTAAATTATTGGTAAATTTTATATTACCAGATGAAATTTCATTTATATCATCTTTATTGAACTGAAAACTCTTTACTTCTGATTTTTCAAGAGTTTTCAGTTTTTCAAGAATGTTTAAATTTTCTTCAGATGATAATCGTCGGAAGTTTTCATCATTTTTGATACCAATTCTATCACAAATTTCTTTGATAATTGTGTTCCTATTGGATGAATTTTGAGAAAAGTATTCCATACGATTTTATGAATTTTAGTTAATATTCAAATCAAATACTATTTTATCAAGTGCATTGATATTGGTGTATTCGATATAAATTAGTTTAATTTTTTGTTTAGCAATATCTTTGGTATTGTTTTCAAAGTTACATTGAACAACAGGATTTGCTTCAATTGCATTTTGTAAAGCTAAACTATCCATAAAATCTTTTACTTTCACTTCTGTTTGTAGATACTCGTTATATGTACCTTTCTTAAAGTGTTCATCTATCGCCATATTATAGAGTGATTCTTTAATATAAGCGAGTAATTCTGAATTATGGATTTGACTTAAAGATGTACGTTTCAATTGACCTGTTTCATTACCAAATACAGTAAATCCTTTCTTATTTTTGATAATTGGATTACTATGGAATTTCTCCAAAGCTCTTCTTTCATTATCATCTGGATTTAAAGGAATACCGTTAATTTGTAAATAACCACTTTCATTAGCAATCACATCCCAAGGATAAGTTTTTGAAATGAATTTATTTGAAATATATACTGAAGATGGAATTTCTGTTTTACCGTCAGTATCAAGTACAGACCCGAAGAAATAACACATTTCACCACCTTTTTCAAATTTGGTTAAAAATTTAGTTGATAATTGTTCGTTACCACCAGTTGCAACATAACTCAAATCAAAAACATCATCTGCTGATTGTTTAAATATTGGATTTGAAGAACGAGCCATATCTTTTATGAAAGGTTCGTTTATGATTGCCCTAACAAACTTATTTGCTTCTTCATCTAGATAATAACATAATTCACCAAATTGATATTTATAACCAACTTCAATAAATGATTTGAAACAATCAACTAAATATCGAACACCTGTTAAATTTTTAAATCCTTTCTTTATAGATGGTGAAAGCATTAAATCAAGAATTTCGTTTTGTCTTGTTGCTGTACCATCTGTAAATTGTTCATTTCGTTTAACATAAGCTTTTAGATTTGTAAAAGTAACCAAAGAATTAGTTTCTTTCAAACCTTTATACCACACTATTTTTTGTACTGAATCAGGAATTAACCCATTAAATTCGTATGTACCTAATTCAGTAGTAAATTTTTGGTCTATGTGTGATGGATTAAGTCTGGTTACATCTTCATGTTCAAATAACTTTTGAACTGTTAACCAAACAGATTTACCATCAGTTGTTTTAACTAATATTGTTGAACCAACTTTTAAACCAAATATAGTAGGTAAAATCAATTTATTTTTATTTTCAGCATTTTTATATATTTGATTACCACCAAAATCTAATTCAAATGCTCCAAAATCAGTTAATTTAATTAATGTTTTATGTGTATTTTCGGTAATTTCATTTACATCTTTCAAATACTTAACATTAATTTTCAAACCTGTATTAGATTTAACAACACTACTTAAATCTTGTGTTCCGTCAAAATTTTGAGCAGTAATTGCTTGTAATCTATGTGATAAATATAAACCGGTTGTTTTCAATGAAAAATCATCTTGATAAACATCTTGTAAATTATGATTAATTACAGGTCTATCTTCTAATGATTCCAATTCTAATAAATCTGTATTAATACTACAAATTAATCCAGTACTACCATATTTGTTATTAACAACATCATTGATAGATATTTCATCACCAAATTCTGATTTCAAATTAGGTATTAATGAACCTGTTAATTTTGTATTGAAACCTGATTCAGGAATTTTAGATAATCTTTCTAAATCATCTGTAGATATTAAACCAGTCGAATTAAATAAATTACCATAATATCTATTAGTTGTAACTGTTGCTAAATCAAATTGATTATCAAAAACCCATACAGTAACCATTGTATCCTTTACTTTTAATGAATCATCTGCAACTAATGCTGGATATTCATCAATTTCAAGTTTGGTTTGAGATAATGTTTTTTCGCCTTCTTGAGTAAGTGTTTCATACTCAGATTTTTTAGCTACTGTAACAAATACAGATATATTATTTGAACCGATATTACCAAAATTCAAATAATGTTTCTTTGTTAAACTATTTATGATATTTTCAGATTCAGGTTTCCATAAACCATCTTTATTAAATAATGATGTATAAGAAACAGATTTGGTTTCTTGTTCACTATTGGAAGCTGATAAACCAAAAATATCACTTTTATCAGTTTTATCTTCAAATTTTCTTAAATTAACAACAAAAATAGATGAAGTTTTTAAGGCTTCCAAACAAGATTTAATAGAATAATTTCCTTGTTTTTCTTGTTTCCTATTTCGTTTACCAAAAATTTTCTCAAATCCCGCTGTTGCTCCTTGTTTGAAGAATACAGCAGTATTTACAGGTCCATTTTCAGAATTTATAAAGAATAATCGAAGATTTGATGTTTGTTCTATTTCAGGAACAGAAGAATTATCTGTTACAATAAAATATGTACCAGCAGCTTTTGATGCTATTTCTCGTAATTCAAATCTCATCTTTAAAAATTTAATTTATTTTAAGTATATATTATTTATGAATATTTAAAATTCTCTCAATTATTAATTTCGTGTGCTTCACGAAGTTTCTTTAACAACATTTTTTGATTGTTAAATTGTGTTGTACCGTAATCTTCAGTAATAACATCATTATTTTCCATTAATTCTGGTTTTGTTATTACTTCAGTTCTCATCTTTTTCAAAACTTGAGGTATATTTTTATATGTATTTTGGAGTTCTTTCACTAATCTCATGTGTTGATTCATCAAACTTGTGTATGTTGAAATCATTGCATAATCTTCAGCTTGAACAGCATTAATTCGATGAACAATATTATTAAGCATTTGTCGATTTATATCAACCAAACTTAACATGTCAGCTAAATTTTCAAGTTGAAGCTGAGCAACATCTTTAACATATTGTGCATGTTCTTCAGATAAATCTAAATCATCAAATTCAGTAATTAATTTATTTATCTTTTGAACATATTTTTTAGCGAAAGCTTGATGGGTTTTATCGGTTTTTACAATATCAATTTTATCATATTGAGCAACTACATTAAAATCTGTAGAAGTTGCTGATAAATCTGATAAACCTCCTCCATCATAAGCTGTTAATTGTAAAACTTCACCAAAATCATCATCATTATTTTCTATCAAAGATTTACTATATGATGAATTATCATCACTTAAAGTAATTTCTTCATATTCTGTATATTCTGACATATTATCTAAATTATTTATAAATTGGTTTTACCTTTAATTACAGGATTTACATTATCTTGAATTAATTTTTCATCATCTAAATATAGATATATATCATTTAACAGATATTTACCTCCAGAAAACTTCATATTTCTAACATTATATTTTAGATTTGATGAAATATAATCTTCAATTTTCACAATATATATTAAATTAAGTGGTTGAATTTTTCTGCCATTTTCTAACTTAAATAATTTGATGATATATTGTATTCCTTCAATATTATCATTAAATGTAGCTTCTATAACAAATTGATAAAATTCTTGCTCATTTAATTTATATTCTGTTATTTCTTTCTGTTTTTGATTGATGTTATCGATTAAAACTATGTGATTCTGTCTGTTAATTTTTATCGTTAACCAATTATCAAAATCAATTATTTCACCATTAAATTTTTTAAGTATACATAAATTACTTACAAATTTGAAAGATTTTTCGAAATATGTTCGTTTGTTTACACCTTTTCCAATTTGATAAGTCATAGCAATTACATTATTATCGATACTGGAAAAATTATACATTGAAACTGGAAAAGAATTATGTTCTGGATTTACAGATACAATATCTATTCGTTTATCATAAAATTCTCTAAAATATTCTGATTCCTTAATATCAACATAATGGGTACTATCAACAGCTTTATTTGAATACGATTCAGTTACGGTTTGTTGTTCTTCATTAATTTTTACTTCATAATCATTATCGTAAAAACTATTATCAACAACATCTTCCAAAAATGGTATATCAGTTAATTCTTCAAAATTATAATCAATTGTACTATCATCTTCAAATTTAGTGAAAAATACTTCCCACCAACCAACTTTTCCCATAAAACCATTTTTAGGTTGAACTGATGAAACTCGATACATTTTATTCATCATAGGGAAAAATATAAAATCTTTCTGTAAAGGTATTTCATCTTCACCAAAAGCTTGTCGAAACATAGAATCAACCACATTCGTAACAAATTCACCCTCTAATTGTATATCCCATTCAGTATAAACAGACCTATCTTGAGGTATTTCATTATTTGGTAAATTTATATTTATTCGTTTTATCGAAACAACATCTTTCAAAAAATTATTTAAAAATGTATGATTAGTTTCTTTAGGTGATGTATGGAACCAAATTACTGTTAAACCATACATTTCAGATATAGCTCGACATTGATTAATCCAATTTTTCACACTTATAACATTACCATCATAAATATTCCATTTAGGATATTTATCTACTTGATTTGATGGGTTATATACTAATGAATCTATATCTTTCCAATCAATTAATGTATTATCATATTTCAAAGATTTCAATACAATATCATTAATTATACCATTATTGGGGTTATTTTTATCTACTGTTAATTGTTTGGTTCGTTGTAATTTATAATGATTAGATTCATCAAATTTGGAATGAAAATTTATTGAAATATAAACATCTAATTTTGGTAAATTAAATAATTGATGTAAATCAGGAAAATCTTCTTTTCTGTATTCATCAGACCAATTTTGATAATCAAATGAATAACTAAATTTGTATTCGAAATATTCATCAAAATTATCAGAAAATTCCAATATTAATTTATTAATATCAAAAGTTTCAAATGAATTCTGAATATATAATACAGTATGATTTGTTATGTGATAAATTCGTTCCATTATTCACCGAAATAAATTAAATATATCAAAGTACAATAAGCAGGTCTTTTGTCAAATTCCAATTGTTGAGCTATACTTGTCATATGATTTCCGTTTTGTGTAAAATGTGGAAATTCTGATGAATAAGTAATATCAAAAACATCACCACCTACTCTATTTTTTATTTGTGGTCCCTTATAACCATCAGTTTTTCTTATTTTTTCTGATTCTCTTTCAACATAAATACAAACATTATCCCAGTCTATACCACCATTTGAACCTAATCCACCACTTGCATGGTCATATTCTCTACCATTGGCATAACTTGCAGATTCAGCAAAAAATGTATCTTTATATTTATGTGAATGTTCCCAATCAACAATTTCCATTTTGTGACTATGTGGTGGTAATTGATTCCATTTTATTTTTACAAAATTTTCATTATTGTAAGATGATACTGTATATGGGAAAAAATTATATTCATCGAAATCTTCACTTCTTAAATCATCGCCCATTATAAATCTATTTCTTAAATCTGGTGTTGTCCACATTTTACCATTTATTTCAACATTTGAACCATCACAAACATACCAACCAGCTGGAATACTATCTTTATCTTCCATGTGTGATAATTTTCCTTGTAAGAAATTATCACCTGCCCAAGAAATAACTGTACCAATAGGAAATTGAGGAGCACTTAAATTTCCAACAGAAACCACACCATTTGTATCAACTTTCAAGAAACCTGAATTATTCCCTTTCGGTCTAATTATTATGTTATTTTCGTTTAATTCTACTTTCTGATTATTTTTAGACCATTTGAAAATATCAAGTATTTCCATCATTTTAGGTTTAACCCAATCAGTTATATTACCATTAATCCAATCATTTTTACTGAAATGATTATTTTTGAAATGATTTATAACATTATTGATTTTTCGAATTAATGAATTAATTAATGATATTGACGGTATACCTGAATCATGAATAACTTGAGAATTTGTATCACCTGATTCATCTGTTAAATTATTTGATAATAAAGGATATGAAATAACTTTCTTTTCAGAATTCAAATATAATATACCTTCATTATTTGCTTTCAGAAATAAATAATTATTTAAAATTACTGGTTTATCAAATATTGCATTATCTTTGTTGAAATTGAATAAACCATTAAAATAAAATCTTGTATTTCCACCTAATATTATATTTACATCAGATAAATTTATTGATTTAGGTGATGTAGGTAATGTTGGTGTTTTCCAATCTTCTTTTGTATAATAATCAGATTTTATCTTATTGATTAATTTATTGATTTTTGATGTAAGATAATTGAAATATTTTGATGATAATATTTTATTTTCTGATGATATATTACCATTAGAATTTATTTGATTAAATAATTCTAATTCAGTAGTTGATATATCTGAATTTTCAAGACTATATGTATTTACGATTTTACCTGTATTATCGGTTACTAATACATTATTCTTGAAAGAATTAAGTGTCAGATTTTGATTAATAATTGTATTTGAACCAAGATTTACTTCATTTGATTTAATTAAGTTATTTCCGACTTGTAATTGTTCAGATAATGTAAGTTTTGATATTACTCCTGTTTTAAAATCTTTTTTAGACCAATAATCTTGTGATACCTTATTTATCAAACTATTTACCTTTTTAGTTATCAAACCTAAATAATTTGATGTAACTAATTTATTTTCAGATGAAACAGATGTAGATATTGGATTAAATGGTTCATTCTCTTTTATATCGTAACCACCTTTTTCTAACGAATATGTTTTCAAAACAATACCATTATTATCAGTAACTAATACATTTTCGATATAATGTGTATATTGTTCAATAAAAGCTGTATTTACTGTTTTCGAATCTGTCTTTTTATCTTTTGGTCCAAGATATAATTCATAAGATTTTTTATCAGGAGTGAATTCACCTGTTCTTATCAGTTTCGAATCAATATTTAAACCAACAAATAAATCATGAGATACTTCTACATTTCTTTCGAACTTAGCATTTTTATCCCAATTTAAATATTCGTTATGTAATTTTAATGTACCTTTCTCATCTGAATTGGGACCTACATTTGATTCAATAATAAATTCGTTATCATAATTTCTAAATATTCTACCAAATGATTTAAAATTCAATGAATCTCTGTAACCAATCATCAATCCTGAATTTAAATCATTCTGTAAAATAACCATTGTTGGTTCGTTACCAACTCCCGGTGAATAATCGGATATTAATGTTTTGTTTAAATCAGTACCAAAAGTATTTTGAAGTATTTTGATATATTTATTTACTGAACCTAAAATAACAGTAGATTTCTGTTCATCATTACTTAATATATCATGTGAATAACCAATATATTTGTGTGTTAAAACTTCAATACCTTTCTTATTGCCTTTAATATAAGGTTCATATATTGATTTACTGGTAATACTATTTGTTATGAGTGTGTTAGAAACATCTTGATAATTCTTTGCATGAGTTAAATATGAATGAAAAATATTTTTAATACTTTTAATTTTATCATTATTTAAAATAAATGTATCAACATATTCTTTTATGATTTCTCGAATATCTTTATTATTTCCATAATTCGAATCAAATGCGATATTTGTATCTTCAAATTCAACACCATTAAAACTTAATAATTTTGTATTGGTAAGTACAATAACATCACCAATTACGAAATCAACAGTATTTAAAGCATTTAGTAATTTTTGTTTATCAGTAGAATTTACATTACCTAAAGCTAATTTTCTATTGATAAATTCCAAATCAATTAATTGTGATGAATTTATTTCATTTGGATATTCTTGATTAAATCTGTTATAATCAACAAAATAAAATTTAATACCTCTGGTACCTTTTATACCGACTTCACCTCTTTGTCCTTTTTTTCCGGGAATCCCTTTAAAGAAAGGCGAATTTTCAAGTACAGCAAAGTTATAATTGATTTGTTCAACAAATTGTTGTAAATCAACATATTCAATTTTCTTTAATGTTTCTATTTGATGTGGCATTTTTATTGTCTTCTGAAAATTAATTTAACAGGTCCTTTATAATTTAAAACATTAACTTTATAATCTTGTAAATTTATAAATTCCAATCTTTTATTATCTCGAATATCTATCACTTCATCTAATTTATAGATGGTAAATAATTCTTTTATGAAAGTTTCAAATATATATTCATCAATATTTTTGTTGAATTGTTGAATATAAGTTTCGTTTTTATTTTGTAATATAAGTTTATCAATCAATAATTGAGATTTAATTAAATCATAATATCCTAAATTAGAATTTACATCATCAATTAATGTTTCAATTATTATATCATCGTAAATAACAAACATAGATGAAAGAATATTTCCAAATACTTCCTTATATATTCCGGTTGCTGAAATATCTTTACCACCATAATTTATATCAAATATTGAATATAACGAATTAATTCTCCAATCTGATACATTATTTAGATATAATTGTTTTTGGAATTCATATTCATCTGTACATTTAGTGAGTAACGGTTGATACCAAGTAGATATTCTTTGTATACGATTTATTGATTCATTCCAAATCACAACATTTAAATCAGGGTCAAATACATCTAATTTAACAAATCTATCCTGAATATTACTTACTGGTATTAAATTCGATATACTATATTTTTCCAAATGATACAATAACAAATCATTGAATAATTTATTACTTGATAATGATGCTTTCATTTGGATATTAGTACCAGATAATTCTTTAATCATTAACCATAATTGATTTCTTTCGAATATAGATATATCAGAATTTTTTGCTTTCATATCTATATCATCTAAATATCTTGTATAAATATCGTTTGTAGATGGTAATAAATTAAATTCAGGAAATGTAAATATCGATTTATTTGTTACCAATTTACCTTCTGAATTAATTTTGGTTTCAGAATTATAATTCCAATATTCTCGTTTTAATGAAAATTCGTAATTATTATTGAGAAATTTAAGTTTGATTTGATTTCCGGTTTGAGGTATAATAATAGTTTTATTGATTACTTGATTATTCAATAATCTTTCAGTTGAAACAACATCGTGAGTATCATTAATTACATAATAATCGGAAATACCATCATTATCAATTTCTATATAATAATCTTCTGAATCATAAAATTTAACTATCAAATCTTCAGCCCAAATATAATCTTTATCTACCTGTTGTATATTTTTGATTATATATTTTACTGAAAGATAATTGAAAGTATTACCGTATTTATCAGTTATAGTACTATATAAATAATATGTGTAATCTGAACCAACTGTGGAATCTACTAATTCAGTTAAATCTTTAGTGAATGTTGTTATCGATTTTTTAATAGCAATATACCATTTCTGAGTTACATTATCAAATATTTTCCAATCATTTAATACTGTATTATTCCACATAATAGGTATTTTTGAATCACAAATCAGAAGACCTCCGTAATCGAAATCAAAAATATTAGTACTATTACTATTGTATGTTTTGTTTGCATTGTAAATAAATGATAAATCTAAAAATGGTTTGTTATCTTCAAAACCACCCCTAATTATATCAACGAAATCAAAAAATTTATTTATTTCCAAATATATTGTTTTCTCATCATTGTTTACAATAAATTTATAATGTAATTTTGGATTAAGTATATTTTGGTAATTTAAATATACAGCAAATTGATAGTTAGAATATAATGCAGGTAATCTATATTTTACACCTAAAAATACTGTTTCACAATATAAACTATTTTCAAATGAACGAATCAATCTTGATGTGATTTGCGGTTTATCTTTAAAATATCGTTTATCATCTAATAATTCATTATAATCTGTTTTTATAAGAAACCAATGATATTTATATTCATCGTTTTCTAAATAATTATAATTTATCAGATTAGATTTTTCATACCATCTTTTATCTATATTGAAAACTACTGGATTTTTATGTGTACCGCACCCGACAGAATTAAATATAATAGACTGTATTTTGGTACTATTATAATTTTCTGTTTTAATTTCAGATATATGATTAGTTTGGGTTTCATTAACAAATGGAAATTTATCTTCAAAAAGTATATTCTTCTTATAAATTTCCAAATTACTTTCAAAATTTGAACTTATATGTGGAAATATTGATTTCAGAAAACCAATATAATTTAAGTTATTGTATTGTTTTTCGGTAGATAAATCATCATTATATTTTAACCAAGGAATAGGTTTGAATTGAATCAGTTTTGATTGTTCCTTATCATAAATAGATATAATGTTTAATTTATCATTATTTATTTTTGATACATCTTTAAATCTTAAAAACGAATAACCATTGAAATAAAATTTATCAACAATATTTAACCATTCATTATTTAATTTAACTTTATTTATTTGTTGGAAATGTTCTTTTTCAATTTCTGATACAATCCTATAATCATTGTTATTTATCTTTCTGAAATATTTTGTATCATCTAATAAGTTAAAATTCTTAGATAACTCAACATAATATTCTTCAACAAATTCATCTATTTCAGAAAATTCCAATATTACTTCAATAGCTTTATTTGTTTGATAACGATTATTTAATTGAAAATAAAACATATTGTTTGTTTCCAAAGAAATCTTATTCAAAGCTTGTTTAAGAACACTAAACATGTTATTTCCTGATTCAAAATCTTCATCAGAAAATTCATATTCATAAATAATACTTGTATCTTTATGATGTATCTTTATGTAATCACCTGAATTAAGTTGTTTCAAACTAAATCTAATCTGAGGATTCCTTAAAGAATAATTAGTGATTACAACATTATTTATTATTATATCGTAAAATTTAGGATTATTTTTGTTATCTATTAAATCATCATTATTTTTTATTCTTATGAAATCTGGTTTATCTTTTTCATTAATAAAATATCTGATAGTTGGATATTCGGTATTTAAGAAATCATACGAATATTTACTGTAAAATCCGTAAAAATTCTGATAAAAATTTGATTGATAACCTTTAAATGATAATTTATATTCGAATTCGAATTCTATATTGATAAATCTTGGATATATTATATTAAATTCTTGATAAGCAGCCAAAATCTTTGAATTAACATAATTAAAATCTGTTTGATTTGCTTGAAGATATTTTAAATCATAATATTTCTGAACAAAACATTCTTCCATAATACCATATCCTTGCAACATTAAATATGAATCTTCGAAAGAATTAAAAAACATATTTTGGTTATCTCGAAAAGTATTGTTTATTTCCTCAAATATCTTAGTTAAACCAATTTTGTTTAAATCAATATAATGAAATATTGATGCTTTATTGTTTATATTGGGATATTTAGATTTTTCGAAATGATTTTTAGTACCAAAATCTGTTAATGTATTTAATACAAATACTTCAGGATATTCTTTTTGATTATCGGAAAGATATAATGTTGTATGATAACTTAATGATTTATTATTTCTGAAACCACCATATCTCAATTTATCATTATCAATAGATGAGGTATCGATTTTTAAGAAATTGGCAACTTGTGGTAAAAATAATTTTCGATTATCAATAGGTTGTCTTCTACCGTTATAATCATCTAAATATAATTTACCATCAATAGATACATATATCTTATATTTACCAGTTAACGAAACAGGAGAGATTGGTACAACTCCTGTTTCGTTTTCATATATATTTGTATTACTAAGCATTATGGTCTTAATTTTAATTCATTTTCTTTTAGATATTGAGCAGTTACCGAATTTACATTTAATTTTTCAATAGGTTTTACAGCTGGATTTAATTTTGCTGAACACTCAACATCAAATTGAAATACCTGATTATTTATTAAAATATCGATACCAATTTTCTTTTTATATTCTAAATCATCAGTTATAGGTTTACCGTGAATTCCATCAACATTACCTAATCTATCCATCATACGATATTCGAATACAACAGGTATTAATATTTCTGTATCTTTTTGGAGTACCAAAGTTGATATAGTACTATTTCCAACAACAGATATATTTGTTAAATTTGGTATAATTGGATATAAATAAGAACCACAAGAATTTCCACCTATCGAATAAAAATCAATATCATCATAACCTAATACATCATCATTTGAACTATATGATTGTTGAAATATTGGTGATTTCTTGAAATTGGTATGTTTCTGTAAACGTTTAAATGAATTTATTGTTGGTGTTAAATTATTTTGGTCATATTGTGGATTATTTGTTGAAACCATAGCAACAAATCCTTCAGAATTATAAGCATCTACCAATTTACATTTATATACTGTATTATTCTTGTAATAGATAACATTCTTTTGGTCTTCGGGAACCGAATTATTAATCATATTATCAGGTATAACTGTATTAGATAATGTAAATCCTGATTTAACGATTTTAAATTGGTCTTCTGGTTGATTTGTTATATCTAAATTTCTAAAATAAATAATTTGTCCAGCTTTTTGTAATAATCCTTCGTTATGATGAATACCAACATTAAAATATTTCGGAGCTGTATTGACATCAAATGTAACACCGGGAATTAATGTTTTAAGTTCAATTGGTTGAGAATTATTATTTTTGAGACGAATCATAAATTGTTTCTTTATGATAGTACCAAATTGTTCTTCCTTAATCAAATTAACAGAATCAGCATAATTACCTGCAAATAATTGTATTGTCGAACCAGACTTAACAAGAATTTTTTCCTTATTGAAATCAATAATTTCTACTGTAAGATTTGAATTAGAATCAACATTTTTGAGATAATCAATATCTTTCTGAATTGATTTCAAATATTCAAATAATGATATATTTTTCTGTTCAGCTGTAAAGAATCCAGAAGCAATATCATCTGATTTATGATAATATAATTTTTCAGATTCTTGTATTTCTTGACTAATATGTCGTAATATACCTGATGCTTTTAATATATTGTTGAATTCAGAAACAGATAAATCATTATTGTTTCGATCTACAATAGATGTTATACTGTTTTCGACAATATCTTGTGGAAAATCTATTCTTAATATTTCTGACCAATCAGATGTTATTTGTGATACTGGATAACCTACTTCAGATACAGCTCGAACTCTTATTTCAACAGATTCATTTTCGTTAATTGAAATAGATACCTGATTTATGTTGATTTCGTCACTATCACTATAATTTAATGTTTCCCATTTTAAATTACCATATTCATCAATATATCTATTTAATGTTTTTGATTCGTAATTAATCCAAGGTGAATAAGTAAACGATATTTCTTTACCACTTTCGGTTATAAGTTTCATCGTTTGATTTTCAACAATATCTACATTTTTACTGAGATATCTATATTGAATATCGTATTTTATGATATGTTGTGGTCTGGTTTTGGTTGAAAATAATGGATTTTGATGTTCCCAAGCACCTAAAACTCTATATTTCGGTTTAACATTTTTAACACCTGATTCTATTGCATTATTATCTAAATTACGAGTAACAACTAATAAATTTTGTTCCAATACATTCTTTTCATTTCGTAAAGTTTGTATTTTCTCCAAACGATAATTCTTTTCTTCCTGAGATTTAAACTTTAATGTATCAATTTCATTTTGTAACTGATTGATATTTTGTTCAGTAAATTCAAGTTTATTCTTTATTTTTTGTTTCTCGATATTTAATGTTTCTAATGTTTGACGAGTCTTTTCGTTTGTTATATGTTTATTAATCTGTACAACATTGAAATTACGAATATCAAGTTTAACCTGTTTTGGTTTCAAACCTAACGAATAAGGTATATTTTGTTCTTTAATGAGTGATTCGAAATATGAACTGAAATTGGTTACTTTTTCGTTAAAAAATTCATCAATTGTGTATGTACGATTATTGTAAGTAACTTTATATTGGGAAGTATCAAATTTAATACCTTTACTTGGATATGATATAAATTTATGATTCTTTGTTGATAAAAAAGCAACGAATTTACTTTGAGGTTTTACAGGAATCGATACTTTTTTATTTTCGGTTGGTAATATCTCATTAAAATATAATTGATTTACACCTATTTGTAATGTTTTATCAGGTCCTGCAATTTGAGATATTTTAACATTTTTGGTTAATACATTAATATCGGTAATTTTATATTTAGCAGTACCATCATTTGAAACAAGTAAATCACCAACTTTCAAATCAATAATTACTCCATAAGTATTTATACCTTCATATTTTATATCATTGAGGGTTAAATCATAAGTATTTCCTGATACATTATTTATTGATATAATACTGAATTCACCAAAATATTTAACTTTCTGTAATTCCTGAGATAATTCAAGTGAATATTCTTCAGTTTGAATCAAACCGTTATCAATCAAATATTTCAATTTTAATTCGGTTAATTCATCTGTTGGTGTATTCAAAATTTCATTCCAACCTTCTTTTATTTCATATATTTTACAATGAATATTTGAATTTAATTTATTTGATAACTCAACAGGTATTTTAACAGATGGAAACAACAGATTTTTAATTAATGAATTATCATCAACAATACAATTATGATTACCTAACAAATCTGTAAAATTAGTTAGATATTCAGCATTTATGAAAGATGTTTTTGTTATTTGAGATAAGGAACCATCAGAATTTAATAAATAACTAATATTATCTTCATTTGTTAACGAATTGAAATTTAATTGTAAACGATTTAATTCGTTAAATAATGATTCAAATGATTTAATCTTTATTTTTTCGGTTGTATATCTACCTAATTCATTTGTTTTCTTTTTGATTTCCACTTCAATATCGCTGATACCGTTATTTGCTTGTTGGAAACCAATCAACAAATTATATATGTTTTCATAAAGAAATTCTATGTTTTCAAATAATTTTTCTGCTGTTGTCATCTATATTTCGAAATTAATTTTTAAATATTACATCTCCGATACCACTACCATTTTTAATCATATCTTCAACTTTTTCAATATCTTCTAGATTGTTACAAATTTCATCTGCATTTAACTGTACATCACCGGGAAGTGGTATAGTATGTGAAGCGATGAGTCGTTTCAATTCTCTTTTAGAACAACCAATCACATGTCTTTCGAATAAAGTATCGTTATATAACATATTGATTTCATTATCAATATAACAATGTAGAATTAATGATTTCTGTACCCTATCTTTCAATAACAACATATTTGATGCTGTATTATATGAAAATGGAAATGGTCTATTAAAAATAGCTTTCAAAGCATTTAATTCTACCATTTTACAAACATTTTGTTCTAAATACAAATGTCTATCGATTGCAGAATTACCAATACCTAATCCACCATAACTATTTAATCCAGTAATAACAGTATCATATTCTTGATTTAAACTATCATCAAAAAGATTTAAATTATAATCACCAGAAACATAAATATCCCTTACAATTCTTACTCTCTGTGATAATCTAACAGATAACTGAAATTCACCATTCATAAATTTTTTGTAATTACCACCTAAATGGTCTTGAATAGATTGTTCTGTCAAAAGTAAATAAGTTTGTCTCCAAGCATTATCATAATACTTGAAGAAATACTTAGCAGATGATTTAATTACTTCAACAATCATCTGACGAGGTATTTTATATGGTAAAGAACCATATAAAGTAAGTATATTTAAAATTCTATCGATAAATTCATTATCTACTGGTGATAAATCATTTGAATCTCTTTCTAATGTAATTGCCATTTTTATATAGAATCTAGTTTTTGTAGAATATCCAAAAGTTCTTTTTTCACTTTTTCTCTAATTTCAATTCTTTTTTGAATTATCTCTTGTTCTTTTTCTTTTTCCTTTTTCAACGATAATTCTTTTTGATACTGAGATTGTTTGTTTGATGAGGTTACAGCAGATAAATGTTTATCTGTTTTTACAACTGTATGTTCTTTAACAGATTCAACTGTTGGTTGGATTAATTCAATACCATCACAACCAACAGTATTATCTATTCTATCTATTCTATTTACTTTACATGAAGATGAATCGAAAAATATAAATCCTAAAAAACAAACAGTCAATAATTTTTTACTACTATTCATAGGAAAATATTATTTTTTGTTTTTAAATTGATTATCCAGAGTATTTAAACTATCAATTTTATCAATAGTTTCTCTTATCAATACTTTAGTAGGTTGTACTTGTTTTCGAACTTCTTCAATGATTTTTGTGTTAAAATCATTAATCATTATGTTTTTTTCTCTTTCAGTCTCAATAAGACGGTTATTTAAAACTGAAGTTCTCCAAATAAAAAACACATTAGATGCAATCAAAATTGTTATGAAAAATATAACCAAATTCATACGAGCTTGATTACTTACAAAACCGAATACTTCCAAAAATGTCTTATTATTATCACCTGTTATTATTTTACCGTTATCGCTGCTATTATTTGTTGTTTCGGTTAAATTCTCTTCCATTTTTAATTTTCGATTGAATTTTATTTATGAGTAAAACATTGATAAGGTTACTCCAAAAATTATAAAAGATTTTTTATTATTGGCTATTATATCAATTCCAAATAAAGAATTTAAATCATTATTTATATCAGGTATTAAACATAAAATTATCGATATACAAATTATAAACAAAACACTATGTACCATTCCTTTATAATTTCGATAAATATATACATTAAGTTTTGTACGATATATATAATTCCTTGATTTAAATAAATTCCACAATAATATTCCAATTAATCCGAAACCTATATTAATCAAAATATTCATTAATATTTCCATAAGTTTTTATTTTTAAATTTTCTTTTTTATTATTGGAATTCCAATTTAAACTTATGGAATTCCGTAATTATATTATGGAATTATGATAAAGTATTGCTGCTAAGGTTTGACAGATTGGTTCAAAATTTTTAACATAAGCTTCCATTTCTTTTGTATTTGAAATAAAACATGTTTCTAGTAAAACATTTTGAGCAGGAATTCTCATCCAACCAAGTCTTTTAGCTCTACTTGAAGCTTCAGTTATCACACCTGTTAAACCATCAACTTCACCTCTTAAACGAGTATTTAATAATCCTGAAATACCTCTTGATATTTCGTTTGCTAATTCACATTCGAATTTAGTGTGTTCAGCGGGAATTACTGTTTCTGTACCATTAGCTGTAGGATTTGGTGAAGCATTAAAATGTATTTCGAGAGCTATTACATCTTTATCAGCATATTTTTTAGTTCTGATAAGATTAGTGAAATAATTCATCGAAGCTCTTAATATTGTTTCATCACCATCTATAATAACTTCTGTATTATATTTATTTTTCAAAATTTCATACACTCTTTTACGAATTTTAGCATTTTCGATTCCTTCGACAAAATTATTTCCAAATGCTCCCCTATCTTCACCAAATTTTGTTGAATGTCCAGCAGATAAGATTATTTTTCGTTGTTGTCTATTTTTATCATTATCTGTTTGATAAGAAAGTTTTTCCAATTCTTCGTAAAATTTACTATTAAATGGTTTATTTTTTTCTTGAGTTTTAAGTAACTCATTATATCCTGTTGTTGCCATTTTCTTTAATTTATAACTATATAAGTATCTTTTGTATTATCAATGGTGATTTCACATTTTTGAGGTGAATCATCATTTATATCAGTATAAAAAATTATATCTGTTATTTTTTCTTTCCAAATTGTAGATGTTGGCTGTTTTTTAATAAGTAATGTAAATTTTTTCTCCTGTTTATAATCGATTTTATAATTCGATAAATTTACAGTTATCTCGTAACTCCCAACATCAACTCCCACAAAATTATTTATATCAATTTTATTTTCATCTCTATTATAACTCAATAAATTTGATAAGGTTGAATTAAAGGGATTTGATAGAATATATATTTGAAAGTCTGTTGGATAATTTTTAAATATTTTACCATCTTTAAATTGTGGTATTATTGTTAAACCATCTGTTTGAAATGATTCTTTATTTTCAAAATCTTCAAGTTCTAAATATTTATTATCTTTATTTATGATAAAATATATTGTATATAATTGATTGTTAGTTAATTTATTTCGCAAATTCATTTTTACTGAAGATGTTAAATAAACTGTATCATTTGATATAGATAAATCTTTTTTGAATATCGAATATTTTATCTTAAAATTTTGTAATAATATACTTGTTTCTGTTCTAAATTGTTCAGATGTTGGAATGTAATTAACAACAGATTCTAATTGTAATTCATAAATTGATGTATCAAAACTAGTCCATTTGGTTAAAATAGCATTATATTCAGGTGAATTTAACCATTCATCATTTGATTTACTTTCATTACCAGATATTTTAAACCATTTAGTTCTTTCCTCAAAATATTTATCGTCTTCATATTCGTAAATATCATATTCGATAAATATTTCAGGATTTGTTAATGATATGGTTAAATTATTTGATTTTTGTTCTATGATAAATTTTTTTGCCATTTATTTCAAAATAATTATGTTATCTTTGGTATTATCTATTGTTATTTCTATTTTTGATTTCAATTTATCTCCATCAGAATAAATTATTTTTTCTATTTTTGGTTTGATTTTTTTCCAAACATTCATTGTTTTTTCACTCATAATATTACTGTTGTCTTACGAATTCATAAACTGTTACATTAAATAAAGTACCAAATTGATTTTTTATATCATCTGTAAATTCTATTGTGTATTTTGCTGATGTTGAATTACCTAATGAACCTTTTGGAATTTTAATTACCTTAGATTTCAAATCACTAATTTTTATTGTACTCCCATCACCTTTAATAACAGAATTTACATCACCATCTTTAATTTTTAAATTTGATATAGCTATTTTTGGTTTTTCCTCTGTTATGTTGTCTACATCAAATAATGAATGTAATTTTTCTTTATCTGATTTTGTTACAAATTGTAATTCATCTGAAGTAATTATATCTGATGCATTTATTATGTTTGATGATAACTTCCATTCAGAATATTTATTTTCATAATGATAATATCTCTTATATATTTTGGTTTTAAATGATGAATCAATTACAAGTAGATTTTCTTCATTAAATAATCTATAGAAAATAAAATAATTAAAATTATTGGTATTGAAATCATCAGGTTTATTAAGTAAATTTAAACCAGATAAATATCTTTGATATAATACAATATTTGGTCCATAATTATTTATAGTTTTATTAAAATCGAATGTATCATTAGCTTTTAAATTCTTTAATAATTCGAAATTTAATGTTTTTCTATTGAAATAATTATATTGACCATCGATTAATTCATAGATATTATTGTGTGAATCTCTAGCGGATATTGTCAAATACTTATTATATCGAAAGTAAATATAATCATCGGTATTGAAAATATTATCAAATTCTGAAATATCTGTAAATATATTTTCCTGATTTAAGTTGTTTTCAGCATATAATTCAACTTTCTCCAATAAAACATCATCATTATTTTTTATTAATTCAAGAGCAAATTTACCATTTTTCTCCAAAAACCCTAAATCGAAAGTATAGTTATAATAAAAATTTGGTTCGTATTTTGAATGTTCATGTTGAATCAATTCTCTATTGGTTACTTTTATGTTATATTTATCGGTTATATCAATTTCTAAATATAATATGTAAACATCATCATATTGTTGAAAATTCATTTTCAGTAAAAATTTATTCGATTCATTTCTTTTTAAATCTAAAATAAATAACTTACTTTTTTTGTCTGTATCAAATGTTTGTGTATATTTTTCCCAAATCTTTTTCTTTTCAATCAAATTTATTAATTTATTGAATATTTCAGATGATAATATACCGTTATTTCTATCATTAACTAATAAACTATCGTTATTGTTTAAATCTGAAACAGACAATAATTCATTTGATTTAGATGTATTTTTAGGATATAAAATATTTTGAACTTCAGAATCTATAGTATAAGGTGTTGTTAGATTTAATGGTGTATCAAAAACAAAATAATATTTACCATTTTCGTATGTTGATTTAACCAAAGATTCTTCACCTGAATTAAATATTATAGTATATAAAATATTTGAATTACTTTTAATTGGTGATTTAATATTAGTTATATTTGGAACATATTCTATCTTATTAATATTAACGAAATATGGTGTTTTCAATATAACTTCGTAATTCTCAAATTCAGGTTTATATGTATTACTTATTTTATTCATTTTCTTGTTGTAATATTAACAGATTCAAATAATTGATAATTATTATTTTTGTTATCTAATATTTTGAAATCTCCTTTTAAAATTGGTAATTTATCATTATGTGAAATAAATTTATCGTTAGATTTACCTTTATCAGATTCTTTAAATATCGTAAATTCAAACGATACATTATTTTCTTCTATAAAATTTTGAAATATACTTTCGAAATTTATTTTATGATGTTTTAAATACAAAAATTTAGAAAACTCACTATATATAAGTCGTTCTAATATTGTACTATACTTATTTTGTTCGTAAATATTGTTAAATATAAGTTGGATAGCATATTTCTCAACTCTTGCGACATCTAATGTATGTGAAGATAAAGCATATTCCTGTTCTTTGATGATATTTTCTAAATCTTCCAATTCTTCATTAGAAAATTGATATGTTTTTGTATCAATTATTCTATCATATTCATATTTCAACAAATATTCAGGTACATCTTCCAAATTAAGTATTTTTGAAATGTATATGTGATTTATCGATTTTTTAGATTTGTCGACATATATATCCTGTATTAATATGTTAGAAAATTTATGTAAAAAATTTCGATACGATTCATTATCAAATAATACTTCATTACCGTGATTATATCCAATAGCAGCTCGTAAAGCATTTGTTGTTGTACCGTTTGAACCAAAATTAAATCCTTTATAATTTCGTATTAATAAATCATCATCTGATAAATCAACAACATCACCACCAGAAGTTATAATTTTATCTATCTCAAATTCTGTATTATAGTCTAAATTACCATATTCTCCGTTACATAACCTATATGATATATTTAGGATTTCACCTTTCGTAGCTCCTTTGATATAAATAACTATCGGATATTCAACACTTATTGAATATTTAACGATAAATTGACGGTTATCATAATCATTAATTTTATTGTAAAATGATTTAACTTCAGTAAATTTTTTATTTCCAGATGTAATTACTATCGATTTATCTACAATAGCATCAGATTTCAGATATATCTTTTCTATATCATTATCACCTGTAGTTGTATATTCTTGTGATTCCAATATACCTTCAGCAACAGGAACCAACAATAAATCATTAGTTAATTTAAGTGTAGTATCACCATTATAATAGTATTCAACTTTATTTAGTTTATTTCTGAATTTAGTATATGGTGTAATATATAATGGATAACCGTTTTTATTGAATAATTTTTGATTCGCTTTTATAACCAAAATACCTTTAGAAGATACTTTCATTACAGGTTCTATACCATTTTGAGCAGCTAAATTTCTTAATGCAATATTTGATGTAGCTGTCATAATATTACGTTCTCTTTTCAGAATATTAAGTTTTGTATCTAAATATTCCAAAGCTGATTTGGTATTATTAAACAACTGCCACAAAATATTCGTTTGTTTTTGTGGTATATATTTTGATATGAATTCTTTTAGATTTAACATTTTTTGATATATTGTCTTATTTCAAAATCTTTTCGATAATCTACATAAAATAAATCATAAATTTTATTATATATTTTTGGGAAATATAAATAATCATCTTTTGTTGTATTATTGTCAGTTACCATATATGATTTATGTATTTTACTTAACCAAATTTCATCAACATCATTTATAAATTTGTCATATACTAATTTACCTCCAATTATCCATATATCTTTATCAGAAAATTTTTGTTTAATATCATTGATATTTACATCATATTCATAAATAAATTCCATATTGGAACTATTTGATATTTTCGATGGTCTATTGATTAATACGATATTATATCTATTCGGTAAAAATTTAAAGTTCAAAGAAGCTAATGTATTATATCCCATAATAACTACATTATTTACTGTTTTTTCTTTGAAATGTTTTAAATCTTCAGGTAAATTCCACAATAATTTATGTTCGTATTTTTTACCAAGTATTCCATTTTCATCTACACAAGCAATAATTTTAGTTTTCATATTATTCCCAATTTCCTATTAAAAATTCTAATTGTACGGTTTCAGCTTTTTCAGTTAATTCTTTAATTTCAATTAACATATATATTAAATCTTTACCTTCAACATTTGTCACTTTTATTGCATAATCTATTTTGAAATATTTAGAATGTTCGCAATTTAATGCTATAAATGTACTCAATTCGTTTTTGATTTGATTTAATGTAATATATTGATTGAAAATATATCGTTCTGTATTTAAAGAATATTTTACACCCCATAACTCTTCAGGTCCTATCTTTATTGCTAATTCAATTTCTTGTATAAGTAATTCAATTTTTGATGTAATAATAGAATCTGTTGAATCATGAAAATGTAAATTAATATCTAAATATTGTGATTGGTCTAATTTCGAAATCATAATTAATCTTTAAATTTGATATTTTTAGAATCCAAAAATGTTGATAATCTAGATAATGTATCAAAATGAGTAGTCCAGAAACCATCATTATGTTCTTCAATAAGTATTCTTGAAGCTTCGTTGTTAACGGTTTTCAGATTAAGTTTGAATTGATAACCTATACTTCTTGAATCATTATATTTTTTATGATATGTAGGTAATTCAAAATTTGTTACTTTATTGATAAACGGAGATATAAAGTTGATACCATGTAATTTATCAATATTTTTATTGTCTCGATAAAAGAATAATAATATATTAAATTCGAAGTTATCATTGTTGTTATTATCATAAGTTATAGTTTCGAAATCAATAACCTTTCGAGTTTCATCATCATTAAATAAATATTGTTTATTACCGTTATCATATAATGCTTCATCTGTATTGTTAGGTATGTTTGATTGTAGAATTTTAGGAAAATCTTTAACCAATTTCATTTCAAACTTAACTTTTTTCGCATCATTAGGTACAACAGCAACTACTTCACCCCAACCGTTATTATTTTCAGTCCTAACAAAATTTGAAGTCATCATTTTATTAATATACACAATATTATTTACAATATCGGAATATTTGATACCACATTTATTCAATAACTTGTAAAATGCCAATTCAACTATATTATCGAAATTACCACCATTATTTATAATATTTTCCATATAAAACTGCATAGCTTTTGGTATTACAGTATTAGGGTTTGTTTCAGTGATATTGATACTGTTTAAATCTATGAAAAATGATGGATTTTCATATAATGGTAATTTCAAAGCAACCATTTTACTAAAATAATATGGTTGATTGTTAGCAATTGCATAATCAAAGTCTAAATGAGCTTTTGAAAATGTTATGTATGTAGATGAATCCGGTAATAATGTATTAAATATTGGTAAATTCATTTGTAAATTTATTTTGAATACTATTACAATATATATTATATTTGATACTTTTTAATTTCTAAAAATTTAAAATTTGTTATAAATGGATAAACAACCTCAATATGTTGGTTTAGGAAGAAGTCAATCATATGAAACTCCTGAATATAAAATGAAACGGTTAAAATATGTTGACCCAATTTCATTAAATTTTAAATGTATGTTTGATTTTACAGCAACTTCAGGTCTTTTAGCTGATGATGTTTACGATAATTCCGCACTTGCTTATTTAAAACGAATAGGTGAGGAAGACCGTTATATATTGTTGAAAAAATGGCTCGAATTATTTAAAACATTATTTCGAGATTATGAATTTCTTGTGTTAGATATATCAGGTTTGGATAGAATACAAAATATCAATCCTTGGGAATTTTTCAATAATCAAGAAGATAATATTGATATGAATATTCGAGAAACCGTTGATTTATATGTACAAATGTTACTGACAACATATAGACAAATCTGGTATGATGATATACGAAAAGTAGAGATATTACCTGAAAATCTAAGATATTTCGATATGTCAATTTTCGTATATTCTGCTGGTTATTACGATATGTTTATGTATGATGATATGAATTTTTATGAGTTTAATTCCGAAAATATCGATAGGTTCATATTTCCTACAATACAGAAACTTGATACAAAATTACAGGTTGATTTCAAAAAATTCGAAAAATTTAATCATGCTATCTATAAATTAACGAATTGTCAAATAGATAATAATAATTCTGGTAAGGGATTTACTCAAAGTTTATCTAATGAACCAAATTCTGATTATGTCAAAAATAATATATCTATAAATTATCGTTATGGGTCTTATTCTGGTGTATTTAATAATACTATCGGTAACTTCAATATCGGTGGATTACTTGCATTATCTTCGATTTACTCAAAATATCATAATGAATTTGATATATCTGATAATGGTAAAGAAACATTGAAAGGACAATTATCAAAATTAAAGGGTAAACTTATTAATCAAAAGAATGAATGGAAAGATTCATTTAAAAATGGTGAAATTTTAAAACGAACATATTCAAATCTTAAAGATTCAGCTGAAACTAAATTATTACAACAAATCGGTAAATTAGCATCTAATTCATCACCGTTAGGTAATTTGATGACTAAAATGACACCTAAATTTGCTGAACAAATGATTTCACAAGCTTTCAACAAAGGATTTACTATATTTGAAGATTATGCTATCAATAATCCGTTAACTAAACTAAATAATTTGTTAATGAATAATTTCTCGGTTTATTCAAGAGGTACAGTTGGAAATGAATTATTTGGTAATAACAATAAATCAGATATTGATAACAGTATTAAATACGACGATTCCAACAATATATATTTAAATCGCGATAATCAAAAAATTAAAAATTTAGATTTCAAAAAAGATAATATATATGCTGAATTTCGTAATAACAATTTTTCAGATAACAGAATATTTAAGAATAATTACATAAATCAAAATATTTACGATAGAGATGGATTTTGAGAAGCAATTTAATAACATACAGATATATTTTGGTAAGGTTGTAGATATAAAGGACGATTTACATCAAAATAGGATTAAATGTACTATTGAAGATTATACTGATAAAATATCTACAGATGATTTACCATGGTATTATCCATTTTTCGGTCAAAATTATTTACCAACTGTAGGAGATATTGTACCTGTTATTATAATGAATCAAAATTTTGCTCAAGGATTTTATAATCCAAAAATAGATTTATTGTCTCGAACTGATAACAAATCAATTTCAGATGGTGAAGAATATGAACAATATGTTGAATTATATGATAAATTAGGAATTCAAGCAACATATAAGAAAGAAAAAGGTTGGGAATTCAAAAATCAAAATACTTTTGTTCAATTGGAAACAGAAAAGATTAGTTTGAAAACTCCCAAAGAACAAATTATTATTACAGATGATAAAATAGATATTGGTAATGATGGACCAGCAATGCCTTTAGGTGATAAAACTGTTGAATCTTTCGAAAAACACTTAAAAGATGTGATGCAACGATATGATGAAATTATGCAATTATTTTTGGTTATACAGGAAGCTTCAACAAATCCGTTTACATTACCTATCAAAATAGCATTAACACCAAAATTAGCTGTTGCAAATGTTAAATTTAAACCATCAGAAATAGAATTACAACAATTCCATAAAACAATACAATCTAAAAAAGTCTTCATAGAATAAAAGAAATATATAAATGAATGAATTAATTATATTTGATAGTAAAAAAAATATATTAGAAAATCAAATAACACTATCTCATTGGGAAGAAATATTTGATTGGCACATATTTGGTTTGAAACGTTTCAATATTGGTATATTTGATATTATCGATACTGAAACATTTACTTCATATTTAGACAATACGGAAGATTATGTTAAGATAAAGAAAACTAAGATATATGGTGCTTATGATAATAACGGTGATTTTTTAGATAATTCCGGTATGATTACACCTGTTATCAAAAATGTTAGTTTGAATCCAAATAAAACAGATGTAGATACATTAACTAATAATTTTTCGTATACAATTCATTTCAATGTTAAATCGATTACAACCAAAGAATACATTGTAGTATTACAGATAACAGATACAAATGATGATAGTATCCAACGAAAGATATTTGTTCATTTTAAATCAACAGAATCTGAACGAAAAGAAATATATGATGATTTATTGGTTAATGCTGATTTACCAAATTATGATATATTAGAACATGCTATCGTAAATGAAGATAAAGCACATTTAATCAAAAAATTACTGTTAGATTATAAGGATATAATGGTATCGAAGGGTACAGATGAATCAATTCGTAAATTTTTATATTTCATCGGTTTTGACCATGATTCTGTAAAGATATATCCGGAATATGTTAAAGATAACGGTGAAAAAACAATTGAACCAAATAAAGATATAGATGTTAAAACAGGATATTATTGGGTACTTTATGATAATTATAAACATTTCGATAACATAAACGAAGGACTTACGAACAAAAATTTACCATATAGACCATTAAACAACAATAATATCAATGATTTTTTCGATAGATTATTTTATGGTATAACTATCGCTAACAGATATTTTACAATTCCTGAACAAGATATATCATTTTTTGGACTCATCAATTCATCTAATTGGGCGAAATTCGTATCGACAGTAGGAAATACGAGTGTTATTCATAAAGATGATATTCATAATTTCAAAGATTATCTGGATATTGATGTATATGTACAAGAAAGAGCTTCCGAAACAAGATATATTGTAGAAAATAATAGACAAAAATCTGATAAAATATTCAAAACAGAAATTAAATGTATCATCAATAGTAATTCATTGATGAAAAAGAATTTGTTTTTGATTGATACAGAAATTGATGATGATAACATACCACAAAATATTCAACCATTTACATATATAAAAACATTTGGTAATATTTTAAATTTCAGAATCACAAATAATAACCCAATACATAACATATATGTTCATTATAAAATATATGATGATTATGATAAAAGTACAGTAATTGATAGTAATAGATTTATGATGGTACCTTCAGAAATTCATCATATTAAGTATCTTACCAAAAAATCATCTGATTATGTAATTGAAGTAGATATAAGAGATGATTGGAATAATCGAGAGTTATACATATACAAATATAAATTGGACGATAGTATTGATAGATTAGATTTCGATATATTTAATACTGCAAAAGTTTATGATGACATTAATTTGGATTTTACATCTGATATTGATTCATCGATTTTAACAACATCACCTTTAAATATACATAATATTTTAGATTTATTTGATTTACAGAGGTTATCTGATTTGAGAGATTATTTTAATCCGAATAATATATCTAAACCAACAAATAAAATATTACATAACGAAAGGTATCTGTTAAATTCAATATCGAAAAATACTATTATAAGTAATTGTAGCGAAACATTACCGATAAGATTTTTAGATACACATATTCAAGTAGGTAGTTTACCATTATTGGAAAATCATAAATTACTATTATATGATAATACAAATATTAATCATAAATTTTATGAATTACCAATTGATAATATAAATATCGAAAATAATTTTTATCCGAATAATATATTTTTACAGATTTCTGATGTTATTGAAGATATAAATAATACTTCAGTAACAAAAAAATACATATTTATAACAACTACTGAAGTTGGTGTGGATTTATCGTTATTCAAATTATATTATTTACATGATGATTTCTACAAAAAAATGAAAGATAATTCATTTGATGAATCTTTCGATAATTCATTTACTATATATGGTGAAATTAATTTTAACGATAAAAATATGAAATTGATTTCACAATATGATGAATACACAGAAACAGATGTACCTATCAATTTTGATGTTGATACAATATTCTATGATAAAACCAATGAATATAACTTGAAATTACCAAAAGATAACAAAAAAGTAATTTCATTATATCCTCGTATGATAAAAATTAATTCATCAGATACATTAAATACATATTATTTAAAAATTGGTGATGTCATTACAGCAAGAATTAATCATAATTATATAACAGAATATAAAAATTTGAAATGGTCTGTTATAAATAGTTTTGATAAAAAAGTATTATTCGAAACAAATGATTATACTTTGAAATATCGTATTCATCGAAAAACAATATATGATATTAAATGTGAATTTGATATTTACGGACGTCACTACACTATCTTAAAGAAAGCAATACAAAGTTCAATAAAATATGATGAAGATTAATAATATAAATGTTATTGGTATTGATTTAAGTTTGAAATCAACAGGTATAACAGTTTATGATACTAAAAATAATAAATTGATATTTGGTAATATAATTAGTAATAAGATTTCTGATAAACATAGATTCAAAAATATTAATTATATCAAATACTCCGATAAACCGTTAAATTTTAAATATCATAAAACAATTAATAATGGTGAATATAGTGAGTATGAAGGTAATCAGAGTTTAAAAATTATGATGGCTGTTAAATCAATTATGAGATTTTTGAGTGTATATCTTAAAAATGACAGTAACCGCCATAATGTAATAGTTTTTGAATCTCACTTATTACCTCAAATACTTGGTATAAAACAATTTCGTGGTTTATCACATCTTATTGCTTTACAACATATATTACGAGAAAATATCATATTACATTGTTTGAAAGAAAATATATCAATTGAATTCTGTTTCTTCTCACCTTCAGAAGTTAAATCATTATTTACAGGTAACGGTAGGGCAGATAAATCTAAAATGGTAGATATTTTTATAGATGAATATGATGGTAAAAAATTGATACCTGATATATTACGAGATAAAGAAGAAACCATAATGTATTTAAATGATATTGTAGATAGTTTTGCATTGGTTACTTCATATTTCAACAGATTATACAATATTGTAGAAAAGAAAATTCCTGTAAAAACAAAAATTACAAAACGAAAGAAAACTGAAATAAAAAGTACTTTCAAAGATTCATTAATAAATTCAATAATAAACTAATAATATATGACTTTTACATTTAATGACGGAAAACTAATTAATTTCCATACAGAAGATAATCCAATACTTAATACAGATGATGAATGTTACTTTATTTTTTGGTCTGACGAAAACTACCATATACCGTTAATTGGACACGGTACAATAGTTTCAGATAAATTTATATCAACAATTGATAAAGAATACATGATTCAGTTAAATTCTGTTGAAGAGAATATTGAAATAATTGACAAATATTTTTATAATATATATTTTGATGTAGTTTCAGATAACAATAAATCTATGAGTATAAAATTAACTAAGAATTTATTGTTGAAATATAATCCAATATTCAAACAAAATGGATTTTTTGTTAGAAATAGTTTGAAAGAGATAAAAGCACTCAAAGAATTCTATATTGGAATAATAAAAGATAATTTGGAATCTAAAATTAATGATATAAATGGACTTTCTTAGTGGTTACGAAAAATCTAGTAGTACGATATTAGATGATTTACTAGATAAATATGTTCAAGATGATAGAATCATGCCATCGAATGGCATGGACGATAAATCTATTTCCAGATTAAATCAAGGAGATAAATATCGCTCCATTTTGAACAAACGTTTCCTTATTAAATTAATTGGTGTTAATCCAGATGATTCTCAAAATTATCAAAACGAAAGATTTAAACCAAAAAATTTCACCGATTTATGTAAGATGACACATAACGGTGCTCAGATGTATGATGTTGAAGATTTCTTATATTGTCGAAATATAAATTATCCCATAAATAGATTAATAACTCTTCGTAGATTTGTTAAACCTGTAACTGATAATATTTACGATAATTTTGTTCAAGAGGAAACTGATATAGCTCGAATGGTTACATTTTTCGATAATAATACCAATAAATTGGAAGATATATTGTCTTTCACTTATGGATTAAATTGGAGAGAAATGACTGCTGAGTTTGAAACAGCATCGATGGAAGGTGACCAATCAGGTTTTAGTGGTTCGATGAAATCAATAATGAGTATAATTGACCCGAAATTAGCACAAAACTCTTTGAGAGGTCAAAATAAATTGAATTATGACCCTAAATCAGATGGTAATAAGATTTTCGGTCCAGTAGACAGTATTTCGAAAACACATTATAGAGATGTTGGTTTGGAATTTGAAAAAACCTTTGATTTAGTGTTTGAATATGATTTACGGTCTATAAATGGCATAACTCCAGAATTTGCTTTAAAAGATGTTTTAGCGAATGTTCTTGCTACTACATTTAATGATGCTAAATTTTGGGGTGGTACAAGATATTATGTTGGTGAAAGACCTTCTCAATATATAAAAGAGTTTAATTGGATGAATCCTGATGAAGTGGATAATTTCTTCCAAAAAGGTTGGGATAGTTTAAAATCATTTTATTCAGGTTTATTGAAAAAAGCAGGTGGTTCTAAAATACAGATGGTTAAAAATATACTTATGAATGGACTTGCTATTGGTATTGGTAAAATGCTTGATAAAGTTGGTAGACCATCTATACCTGTTATGAATAGTTTGTTATCAGGTGAACCAACAGGAAATTGGCATGTAACTATCGGTAATCCTGATAACCCAATTATGTGTATTGGTAATTTGTTACTTGATAATGTTGAAGTATCTTTTCCAACAGATAGTTTAGGTTATGGTGATTTTCCAACAAAATTAAAAGTTACTGTTAAATTAAAAGCAGGTATGCCAAAAGATAGAGCTGGTATTGAAATGATGTTTAATCATGGTCGTTCCAGAATGTATTTTCAACCAGAAGTTGTCTATTCAGGTCGTAAAGGTGTGAAAAGTAACGGAACAATACAAAGTTTTGAGAGAGATGTTGTAGATTTCGGTGTAAATTTAGGTACTCATGTTTTTTCATTTCCTGTTAATACACCGAGAGTTGAAGATTACGAGACAAAAAAGATTATACAAGCAGCAAAATCATTTGATGGTAAAGAACCTATCAAATGGGCTGATAATATTATCAAGAAAACTTCAGCAAGTTTAAATAATGCAAGTGTGGAACAAGATAAACGTAAAAAATATGGTACTCCAAATAATAAATCTACCAAAGAAATCATAGATAAAGATTATCAAAAAAGATATGTTAAGAATACCAATAAACAACAGAAAAATGTGAAAAAAGTTTAGCAAAATTTTAACATTTATAACTAAAAAATTAGCATTTATTTAGTACATTAATTCATAATTTTTAGCTATCTTTACGGTACAAAAATTAATAAATAATAAATAAATCAATATTTTATGAATCAAAGTACATCATTATCAAACACCCAGTACACAAAACGATTTTTTACTGAAAGAAAAACGTTATCAAAAGATGAAGCTAAATCTCAAAAGTTCAGAGAAGTTAAAACAATGAACGGTAAATTAGTTCGAAATGCTTCTGAAGTTGCAACAGCTTATTTAAGAAAAATTCCCGAATATTCTGTATTACAACATCAAATCGCAACATTAGAAGCAGAACTAAAAATTTACGAAAACAACCATGATAAAGATTTAATTGTTAAAACTTCGGTTTTGATTAAACAACTTAAAGCTTTAAGTAAAGAAATGACCAAAATTCTTAAGGGAAAAGATATTACTGATTCCGATAAGAAAAAACAAGTTCGTAAACCAAAATCTGATTTAATTCTACAATTAGAAGAAAGACGAACTGAATTAGCTGCGAAAAGAAAACAACTATCAGCTAATGATTTAATCAAAAGATTAAAACAACTTGAACAAACCATTGAAGATACGAAAACACATATTACAGGTGAATCTGATGTATTTGATTTAGATGGTTATTTCGAAGTTTCAAATAAACAAGAACTAAACAAAGAAGAGCAAACACTTGAAGAATTAAATGCTCAAAGGAATGATATGATAGCTAATATATGTAAATTAGCTGGAATAAATAATTCAGAATTTTTTGAAATGACAATTTCAGAAGTTAAAGAATTGTTAAGAGAAAGTCTGAAAAAGCAATACGAAGAATGTATGGACGAAATCAATACAGTTAATATGCGAATTGCTATCGAGAAAGATAAAATTAATGATGAAAATTCTGTAAAATTAACTGACCTTGTATTTTCTGTTTTAGAAAGTCAAGAACCTGATGAAGATTTAAAAAATCCAGATTCAAAACGAGGAAAACAAGCTCGAGAAATGCTTGCGGTTGCAAATATACCATTAGTTAATAGTATTGCAAATTATACTTGTAAAAACTATAATCTAACAAATTTATTTGATGATGCCGTTTCAGCAGGTTTATTAGGATTAACTCAAGCAATTAATGTATGGTATCAAAAACAAATATTGTTTAATGAACCATTACCTTTCAAAACATTCGCAGCCCCTTATATTACCAATAAAATAAAAGAGGAATTATCTGAAATCGGACGTACTTCAGGTAAAATAACAGGTACAAACTATGCTGATAAAGTCCACTATGAAAGTAAACGTATCGAAAACTTTATGAAAGCCAATAGAGATTTGTTTGCTGATATGGACGAGGAAACAGTGAAAAATATTATTACAGCATTAAAAGATAGTGATGTAAGAGATATTAATTCTGGAACAACACAAACAGATTTAGAAGCAACAGTTACAGGTGGTGAACAAGATGCAGATGTTTGGGGTAATATTTCAATTGATGATACTTATGGTATTGATGAAATAATTGAGATGAAAAGTCACTATAAATCAATGATGGAATCAGTTTACGAAATACTATCGTTAATGAATCCTAAATCACAAAAACCGTTATTTAATATTTACGAAAGACGAGTGTTTTTGTTAGAATTTGGTTTATATAAGAACATATTTGAATCTGCTGAAGGTAAAAAAGCAGATTTGATTAATGGTGGATATACTCAACAAATGATTGCTGAACATATCACAAAACTAAAAATTCAAAGAGGTGAATTACCTCCAGATGCTAAAGTAATGTCTCAAGCAGCCGTTTCAGCTATGATTAAGACAATTACAGATAAGTTGCAAAAAATAATGGAAGAAAGACCTGAATTAAAAGAAGGTTTCGAATATTTTGCAACTCGTAGAGCAGAATTGAATGTTATATCTCAGGAAATGGAAAAATCTCAAATTAACCATTTCGCTAATAAGATAGCTAAAAATTCTGTTAAATTACAAAACGAAGAAATGTTGGATTATACAATTTCAAGTGGTTCAACAATTGGAGATATAATCAATTCTACAGATTATATGGAAGATAATGAAATATTTGAAATGTTTGATGAACTTTTAAATTTAAGTAATTAAGATGATTATACGAAGAAAAACAATAAATCGAACAGAGGTAGTTAAACCTCTGTTCGAATCTCAACAAAATCAACAAGAAAATGTTAATGTATTAGGTCAAACAAAAAATGATGATTTATTATCTCGTTTTTTGTCTAATAAAATTTATCAATTTAAATTTTCCGATGGTGATGAAATAATGGCATTACCTATTTTAAAAGGGTTAAATACCAAAATTTCATTAAATTATCATATTGAAAATAATCCAGATGTTAATAGTTTTTTAGAATCTGTGAGAAGTTTTATTAAGCGAGATATTTCTGATTATGATAAAGACAGATTAATTTCAATTTATCAATCTAATATATAAATAAATATATGAAAACACAACAGGAAATAGATGGATTCAAAGCTATTATTGTCAAAGATTTTGAAAAAATAGAAGATTCGCATTTGATAAAATCTGGATTTTTAACGACAAATACAAATTTTACCAGATTAAAGAAGTATTTGGTAATATTCAAAGAATTTATTGAAAATTTATATGATTTGTTAAATATTGATAAATTACTTAAAGAAGTTAAAAAAGATTTTGAAAAGAACAAAAATAAATTGATTATAAAATTTGATTCCTTAATTATTGATAACATATATTATATGAATATTCCTAACGATACGAGAATATTTCAAGTTATCAAAAAAGACCCATCTAAATTACATATCAGTTTAAAAGATGAAATTTGGGAAACAAAAGATTTATGGATATATTGTAAATCATACAGCGGTGAAACACTTTATCCATCAATAAAAACATCGAATAATGAGATTGTTTTATCATTTTCGGTAACTCAATTTGAACCAATAGTTGTTTATTGGTTATAAAATTTAGATAACTCTGCTTTTCTTTATATTAGTATTTTGTTAGACTGTTGGGAAACAGACTTATTTAGTTACTCCTCTTTGTGTGCGGTTTTAAACAGTGAAACCCCGATTTGAAAATTTTCAAATCGGGGTTTCTTCACAATATAAACCAAAGATACATTCAATTATTAAGTATTTCATTAGCTATGTGGATTGCTGTTTCCATAACTTCTGAGTCATTTGACTTATCAATATAATAATAGGGTAATATATGTCTCAAATTATAGTTGACATCAAAATTGTTATTTTCAGCTTCAAACATAACATTATAGAACATTCTTGACTTCAGATAAGGTTCGTTTTGATGATTAAAACTATATTCTGAAATATCATATATTTTCAGTATAATACGACCAATATCACCCTTTAAGTCAGATTTTGGTTGATAAAAATCATCATCAAATACCTCAGCAAGTACAATTTTGTTTATACTTGGTCTGAATGAATTCATTTCCATTAATGATGATAGAAACACATTATTTTTGATATGTACAAGCTTCATATCATCTAAAAATTTTATTTTACTCATAATATTTGTATATATTTTTAAATTATTATGTTAAATAATATCGTATGATATGCCCATATATAAGTTGGAATATTAATTATTTTACAGTGTGTGATGTTAATATGAGAGACAATACACACCATAAAATACTGTTAAATAGAGTATATATCAGCTATATCAAGATATATATCTTGTATATTTGTACATATCTATATATTTATGGTGTGTATCAATGATATATACTGAAAAATCTCAGTTTCGAACTGAGATTTTTCGATCAATTACTAAAAATTTCTTACGGAAGAAACTAAAGACTATTTCCCAACTGTCTTTAGTTAAACTACATTATTTGAAGATTAGATAATATAGTAATATCATATTTTTATGATAATTATATATATCGTTTTTTATTGATAATATAGGCTAATACACACCATAGATTTTCATAAAATAGAGCATATATCATTAAAATAAAGACATATATCTTATATATTTGTATATATCTATATATTTATGGTGTGTGTCATCTATAAGTTAAGAAAGTGTCCAAATTTAAACAAATTTGGACACTTGTCTCAGTTAATTAATAAATTTTTTAAGTAAAAATAATAAAAACCTGTCTGTTTCCCAACAGTCTTATCCAATAAAACTCTTTATGAATGGAACTCTTAGAGAGTTTAAAGTTAAACAAAAGACTATTTCCCAACTGTCTTTTGTTTTTCTTAAGACTATTTCACAACTGTCTTAAGACATTAATAGTCACATTTTAAGTCTCATATAAAAAAAATGAAAAATTTTAAAAATTAATATTCATTGATAGTTATATATATCGTTTTTTATTGATAATATAAGCAAACACACACCATAGATATATAATATTGTACGATTATATAAGACATATATCTTGTTATAGACGATATATAGCTATTTTAACAATATTTTATGGTGTGTATTGTTGTAGATTAAAGACGATACACACCATAGATATATAAGCTTTAAAATAAGCCAATGGTTGTATGAAGAGACTATATATTGATACACACCTAACAATTATGTTATATCATCATTGTATAAGACATATAACTTATCATCATTTATATAATCAATTTATATCACAAATCTATGGTGTGTATTGATACATACAAACAAAAAATAGATGTGTTCGAATATTATTCGAACACATCTAAGGCACAAGTTATTATGAGTTATTCATCTTTCTCTTCATCTAAGATGGTTAACTCTCCTCGGTAAAGTTTTAGCATCAACTCATCTAAGTAAGTTTTCAAAACTGTTTTAGATTTTTTAGCGGCTAAACGTTTTATGAGGAAAATACTAACCTCTAATTCTTCGTAACCAAATGCACGATTACATTCTTTGATGAATTTTTTAATCAAATCATCTTTAGTTACTCGGACAACTTTTGTTTTTTGTTTGTCAACAATTACTGTTACTTCATCTTCGTCTGAAGTAATTTCATTGCCATGCTCGTCAGATATTACATTGTCATCTGACTCAGTGTTATTGTTAATATCCAAAAGATTATTAACAACATTTTCCAATGATTCTGTAGGAGTTACTGTTATTTGCTCAACTACAACTTTTTTAGATTTACTCATAATAATTTTAATTTTTTAATATTTAATATTTATTGATGGTTATATATATCGTTTTTTCTCGATGATATAAGCTAACACACACCATAAATCAATATTTAACAATACACACCAAAGATTAATATAAATATATCGATTATATAAGGGTAATATCTTGTTATAGACGATATATAGCTATTTTTACAATATTTTATGGTGTGTATTGTTGTAGCTTAAAGACGATACACACCATAGATATATAAGCTTTAAAATAAGCCAATGGTTGTATGATATGCCCTATATAATAATACACACCATAGATACGTCCATTTATATGATTGTATAAGCTATATGCCTTATCATCTATGATATAATCAATTTATATCATAAATCTATGGTGTGTATCTATATAATTTAAAAATAAAAGTCAGATGATTATTAAATCATCTGACTTCTTTTGTTATAGTTCCATTACTTCATTTCCTGAAACTGCATTTTCTCGTACAGCAGCTATCATAGCATCTCTGTCATTAGCATGTTCTATTTTGATTTTCTCTAAAACTTTAGAGTATATCTGTACAAACTCTTTTCCAATCTTAACTTGTACAATCTTACCTTTAGCTTCTCGACCTTCTCGAGGTTTGAAGTAAGTAATTGCATAGCGGAGACGGTCTACTAATGTTTGGATAGCTACAAGTTTTTCAACTTCAGATTTTAAAGTTACTTGTAGATATTCATTTTCTAACTGACCTTTCTCTTTCGCTTCAGCATCGATTGCTTTCTTTACTTCAGCTCGAGCAGGTTTAACTTCCCACCACTCTGCAAGTGTAAGCAACAATGGATTGATTTGAAACTCTTCAGGTAGTTGTTTTAAAAGTTCAATACCTTCTTTGATACGAGCTTCTCTCTCAGGACCTTCGAACTTTGAAGATACGAAATCTTTTGTATGAAAATCTGATGCGGTCATTTTAGCAAGATTTTCATAAGCAAATTGATTTTCAGATTTGCTCTCTTTTTTCGAAGACACATCTTCTACTTTAGCTTTAGTTTCTTTTGACACTTCTGTGAAAACGTCTAAACCATTAGACAATTTTTCGTTTTTGTTTGATTTACTCATAATGTTTGTAATTTTAATTTGTTATTAATTATTGATTGTGTTATTATATATCGTTTATTTTAATTGATATAGGCAATATCGAAAAAATTTTTAAATTTATTTTTATCGTCTATATTTATATATCAATTTAATATACAATATATTTATTTGATGGTTATATATATCGTTTTTCGTCGATGATATAGGCAATATCAAAAATAATTTAAATTGTAACACACACCATAAATTTATATATGAATATATACATATATTATATAAATGGGTCTATATTTTTCTATGGTGTGTATTGTTGTTATTGAGCATTGATACACACCATAGAAAATTGATAAAAATTGAGCTATATAGACGAGACAAGCTAATAGTCTTATATAATTGATATATCTATATAACTTTTTGGTGTGTAATGTTGTATATAGCTATTTGGTGTGTATTTTTATATAGAGATATTTGGTGTGTAATATAAATTATATATTTATGGTGTGTATTAGCTTATATTTCATCAAATAAACGATATATATTATCATCAAATAAATTAAAATTTCAAATATTATGAGTATTAAAATTTTATCAGATTTAAATTGCGAGAAAGTTAGCAAAAACATTTTCGTGTCAGATTTTGTTGAGGTTAATGCCTTCAGAGAGTCGTTAAACAAAATAATTGTCTGTGCAACTCTCGACAGATACAATGAACCAACAACAGACGAAGAAAAAATTGAGTATATTTTTGTTAATATCGTAGATGTGTCAGAATTTACATTTGACCAACTCGATACAAAACAATTTAAAATCAAAACTATCAAGACAAATTGTTATCATAAACAATTTTTTAACGATGAAAATTGGGCTGAATTATTAGTTCCAAACTTCTTTACACAAGCTAATCTAATGCAATTTGATACTGCGAAATCTATTGTTGACGAAGTATTGTTGTAGTCGAAATACTCAAGATTCTTTCGAATCTTGAGTATTTTTATTATATATTATTAGTACACACCATAGATATATAACTATATTACAAATATATAAGATATATGCCTTCAAACAGGCTATATAAGGCCTTTTTAACAGTATTTTATGGTGTGTATTGTCTTCAATAACAATAATACACACCATATATTATTAAATTTGCAAAAAATAAAAAAAATCTGAAAGACTGTATTTAAACAATCTTTCAGATTTAAAAAACATAACTAAATTATCTAATCTTCCCAGTTCGTTTCTTTCAAAGTGTCTTCGACAATCTTTTCTTTCTCTTCTTTCGTCATATTCCTAAGCTTTTTGAACATATTATCAATCTTAGCTTCTATGATTGATTTTCTTTCAGATTTATACAAATCTAAGGCTTTTCTGGAAGAATCAACATCTAAAGAGGAAAACCAAACCATTATTGGTCTTTCATTACTGTTAATCTTTTGGAGGAAAACTTCTTCATTTCTAAAATCTATACAAGCTATGAAATACTTAGTTTTCCAGCCTTCTTGTGGTAAACAAGCAACTATCTCTTTACTTCCCAAATAGTAGTCATCTGCATCTTTTTTGACATAGAAAAAATAATCTCTATATAATTGGACTTTTTCTCTTACGAAATTTCCATAAGTATCAACAAAGTCATCATGAAACTCCATTTCGTCGAATTTTGAGTAACCTGATTTAGAATAAGCATCCCAAAAGTGAATTGGAGTAAAATCATTCTCATAATCTTGAAAATACTCTTTTATATCAAAATCGAAACGACCAGAAAGGTTAAAAGAGTGTTGAAGATGTTCTAACCCTAAATCTTGTGTTAATGTACAATACAGATTTTCTATGAAATCTTCTATTTTCGCAGTATTGTTAATATCATCTACAAAGTGACGAAAATTAGCTTCTATATATCTTCCGATTATTGTAGATATATAAGCTCTCTGGACGGCTGTATCAGAGTTCATAGGAGTGAAAAAATCAGTATGGTCACAACCATAACCTAAAGCGATTTGAACATTAAATTTGTGTTCATTTTTGAGATAATCTGTTATCTCAGGATTACATTCATTATGGTCTTTTACTGATATATTTTGATTAATACCAGAACTTAACCACTTTTGAAACATTTGTTTTGTGATTTTTTTCATTTTTCGAAATTTTAATATGAATTATTTATGATAAAAAATATCGTTCGATGTATCCAATTATAAGACGATATTAATTATCTTATTTATATCGGAATTAATCATTTTCTTTATATTATCTATTGTAATCTTTTGATATTTTGTATAAAAATAATCCCAATTTGATGGAATATCCAAATTACATAATTCACCTTCTTTCTTCTGTTTTATGTAATCAGATAACTTAAAGAATTTACAACTTCTGTCTACATATAGGTTGTTTTCTTTTATTACAAATTCTTTGAAATATACATCTTTTATTTGGTCTTTATTACCAAACAAATCTGTTATGTGATTATTGTTTTCATCTAAAAATGAAACAATCATAATATTAGATATACTTCCGTATAAATTTCTGTAGTATAAACCTACCAAATATAGCCCCTTCTTACATTTGATAAGATTATGTGATTTCTTAATGTTGTTGAAAATTTCTGTGCCTGTCATAATTTTAATATTTACGGTATTTGATACATAACAATTTTAATTTGGCTAATATATCTTTATCAGTAATAACAAAATAATCTTTTGTTTTCTCATTAATTTCAGATAAAGAATAATTACATATTTTTGAAGTAATATACTCCATATCACCTGTAATTTTGTACTTTTCGAATTTATTGTTATTACCATCGAAAACAATCATATATCTATAATCATCTCCGAAATACAATAAATTGGTTAACTGTATATTCCAGTTATCCATCAATTTTATCAAACTGAATCTTTTTGTTGTCATAATGTTTCGAAATAAAGTTGTTCTATAATATCTAATGGTAATATGAATATCGGTAATTCTATTAATTGATTGTTTTTGATACATTCGACAGTAAATTGATTATAATTTACCGATATAATATTGTATATATCATCATTTATCAATTTAAATTGAATATTAGGTATTACTTCAATTATTTTGGTATTTGTCGAATATATAAAATTTACCGTATCTAACACCATATAGATATAGTTGTTAAATTTTTGATGAAATAAAGTTTGAAATTCTTCTGAATTATTAATTTCCAACAATTCTAAAGTATAGTTCAAACAAACCTCATACATATCTAAAATGTTCTTTGTTTTCTCGTAATTTTCTCTTATTATATGATGAAAATATAATTTCAAATTACCTTCAGATATGTTTAATAGCTTCTCAATATTGATTATATTCTTTTCCATTAAATTTTTTCTCTTTAAATTTCCTGTACATTAAAATAATCAATAAATGTGTCAGTTATATTATCATCAGAAACAATTTGTTCTTTGAAATATTCTGTTTCTCGGATAGATTCTGGTAAAAATTCTTCTCGAATATCTTTCAATTCTGAAGATGTTACAGTTAAGGGTATTTCCCTATAAACTGAAGTTGTAATACCAATTGTGATTTGATGTGTTTTTTCTTTCATTTTCTTAAATTTTTAATATTATCATAATTTTTATATCGTAATAATTAACAGATATAAGCTGAAATAGATAAACCCCAGAAAATAAAATTAATCATTTTCTAGGGTTTATCCAATCTATATGAAAAAATCAGTCCAAAGTCGAATTATAGTACATCAACAACTTCTACTTGAGTAGTGTTAACGTCATTTAAAATACGTTCGTATTTTTCAGATTGACTTAGTGTACCGTCTTCTTTAAGTTCTGCAAGCAATTCAACAGATACATTGTATGAAGTACCATTGATATTTACGATGCTTGTTTTAACTTTTGATTTCTTAGTTGCTTTATTAGCTCTGCGAGCATAGAAAGATTTGATGTTATTAAGTGTACTACCTAATTTTACGAAACCAGCTATAGCTGCAAGTTCTTTTTGGAATTCATCATCAATGTAATTTTTGAATTCTTCAGAACCACCGAATGATTCGATAACTTCTTTCTTAACTTCTTTGTTAGCTTCAGTGTCATGCCAGTTTGGAACAAGTTTCAATACTTGTTGGAATTTTTCTGATACAACACCAGCTTCTTTTAATACTTCAATCGCAGCAACCATTCCTGCTACTTCTTCTGCTGTTACAACTTTTTTTGCTTTTTCAGCAACTTCTTCGGTTTTAATTTCTTTTGCCATTTTTGAAAAATTTTAAAATTAATAATTTATATAGTTTCTACCTCAATTGGTTGATAATTCAACAATATATAATCAATCAATTTTTGTCGAGGTTTTTCTGATTTCATTTCTTGTAAACGTTCAACAACACTAACAGGTAACAAATATGATTTACCTCTCAAATTCAACAATTTTTTCTCATTGTTTTTAATTCGTTTTTTGCGAGGTTGAACTATTTTTGATTCATTAATTTTTTCATTTAATTTAATGAACTCTTCTTGATTAAGATTTCTCCAATCTATTTTTGATAATTCAATTTCTACCATAATTTTTAAAATTAAAAGTATAACCCAAAATATTTTAATTTCAGGTTATACTTATAAATATTAAAATTTCAAATAAAATGTGTAAATCAATATTTTGTTTATAACCTTCGTTTTATTTGATGTTATATAATATCGTTTATAACTATAGATATAGGCAAATAATATAAAAAGATAAAACTTTAGCACAATTTTAGCTTTTTATCTATTTCCTCAAAATCAAATAAATTTTAGAGTGGACGAAGAATTGGTAAACGTCTATTGAAATTTTTATATTCAATTAATCTCTGACCATTCATAATCGGAGAATAACCGAATTGTTGTAATTCTCTTGCACCAACTAATTGTTCTTTACCGTCATCTATTGATATGATATCTCGAAATTTATAAAATAACTTATAATATTCTTTATAAAAATGATTATCTATTTGTATCAATTTTTGTAAATCAGGTTTATTACTAAATTTATTGATTATATATCTTTCATAATCATTTTTTGATAATAACTCAAATCTGATGGTTCTTAATCTAAGTGGATTGAATTCGGTAAACACTCTCAAAAGCAATTCGAGTGCTTTCAATCCATTCATATTTAATATGATAGGGTCAACAACCACAAGTATTTTGGATTGAGGGAAACCTGATTTAATCAATTTTTCAATAGCAAAAAACATATATTTTACAGGTGGTGAATTAGGTTCTAATGGTGTTTTGGCAAAACCTGAAATCACAATATGTAAGAATATCTTTGATTTATAAGCAATTACGGTATTTATGAATTTATCATCTAAATATCGAGTTCTTATAATATTCAAATCACTTAAGTTATTAACCCAATCATAAGATATTGTTGGGTTATCACCATTTTCAGGGTGATTGTAATAACTTATGATTGGGCGTTCTCTGTTTTGAATTGACATAATTATATCAAAGATTTTTGTGTTTTGTTTAAAACTATTGATTCTTCGATTTCAAGATTTTTCACCATATTTTCAAATTGTTTAACTAATGGTATAACACTGGTTTCTGTTGTACCCTGAAATCTTACAATAATAAGTTCTACTGGTTCATTTGTAGATACAACACCGTTTGTTAATATATCACCATTAATATCATTTGAATATATAACACCATCAGGAGCTTCTAGACTCAACTTAGGTTCATTTCCTGTTTCTTCAATATATCTATGATTATATCGATTTAACAACATAAAAGCTTTAAACCATAAACGAAAAGCTTTTGATTCATCATAATTTAGATTTTCAATTTTTTCCATATCACTTTAAAATTTATAATTTTCTACTTAAATTTTTTAATACGTTCTATATAAGTTTCGTTAAAATAATTATAAGCAAATTTGGTGAATAATGAATCCATTAAATAGACTTTAGACCAATCATTTTTGTTACGATTAGTTCTACCAATTGCTTGTATTGTTTTTTCCAATGTTTGATTGACATACCATTTAGGATATCTCTCCATTTTTGCTTTAACATACTGATTCATTGATGAATAAGGAACTTTCACAAGTATGTTGAAACGACCGAAATCTTCGTCTAATGAGAGACCCTCATATAACGAAGGTCCTACGATAATATATTTTTTGTTATCGTCTGATTTCATCAATTCCATAGCATAATTCTTTTCATCGGGTGTACTATAGAATAAGAATCTTTCTTTAAATTCTCGATTACTGAGCATTGATATTTTTTCTCGTAATCTATTAGTTATATCAAATGTTGCAGTATGAATTATTCCTCTTTCATTTGAATGTAACTTACATATCTTCAAAACATCGATTAACACATCATCTATATTATTTTTGAAATTCTTATAATCCAAAAATCCACTATTAACTAGATATATAGGTGATTTAGAAAAATCAAAGTCTGAAGCTAATCTGAAAGCAGCATAATCATCATTGGTTAATCCCAACATTTTAGCATAATCATCTATATTGCCAATTGTAGCTGACATATATAAACAAGTGCTTGTATGTTTAATAAAATAATTTTGAATAGCATTCGATTCATCTAAATCTCGAATTATGTGATTATAAAAACCTGTAGTTTCGTCATATTCAGATTGAATTAACAAATCTTGTGGTCGAGATGTTAATGATTTGATATATTCCTCAATAAATTCACCATTAATTAATCTTTCAAAGTTATCTGATATTTTATCAATATCTTTTTTAAACAGGTTAAATTGAGATATTATATTATTTTGAATGCAATAATCTTTTAAATTTTTAAGGAATAAATTATATTTCTCAATCAAATCATGCTGAAATATATTGATAAATTCAATAAAATTTTGAAATGAAATATTCTTCAATCTATATATTATCAATAATTTATTAGAAATTAATTGAATTATTTCGTTCGCAAGTGTTGAGTTACCAAAAGATAATTTCATACCATTCAACAAATCAATTATCCTATTTAATTGTAAACGATAACTGTTCAAATCAAAATTGAATAAATCATTTACAATAGTTGGTAATAAGTGACATTCATCACAAATCGTCAAATTCCTTTGTTGGAAGTTACCGAAAGGATTTTGTATTGTTGTTAAAAAATAAGCATAATTCATTACGGCAATAGTTGTCAATGATGCTTTATTTCGAGCAACTAAATACGGACAACTTTCGAAACAATTCAACAAAGACATAGTTTCAGCTGACATACCTCTACAAAAACGATTTTTGTATGAATCTGGTTTAATGGGTGTACAAAAATAATTAGCTGTACCTTTCAAAATTGCTAAAGTATCATCACCAAAATTAAACTTTTCTTTATCTGCTTCAATCTGGTCTTGTAAGATTTTAGATGATGTTAACAAATAACTTTGAAAATTTGCTATATTCCATTGATTCATTTCAATCTTCTCCATACAAAAATTAACCATATAACCTATTACTGTTTTACCTGAACCTGTAGGTGCCTCCAATATGATGTGTTTTTTATTTTCCAAATAAATTGCACATAATATTTTATATACGGTATTTATGAGAGTATTTGTTCGTCTGAAATCTGGATTTTCATCTAATACCTCTTTAATTGTATCTATTATTACTTTCGAGTCCATACTGAGTACTGTAAATATTTGCCAATTTCCATATTTGTTAATGTTGATTTTAAAACATCTTCCAAAACTTCTTCTTTAGTTCCGAAACCAAAATTATAATAAAGTTCTTTTTCCTTATAATGTTTGACATCAACAATTACCTTATATGATTTTTCATCATATTCTTTAATCTGAACTGTTACGAATTGTAACATATCATAAATATTTTTAACAAAATATGTTTGGTTAAAATCTTTGTTGTAAATTAGTAAATCCATTGTCATTATTGTAATTTTTTATATTTGGTTATTACTTCTGATATGATATAATTTGGATATTTATTTTCTACAAACATATCAAATAAATCATTCAGAAATTGTCTGAATACTTCATCTCTTGTTAATTTTGAATCGTATTTTTTATATTCTCTATCGTAACCTGTAACAGTGTAAAATACCTCATTCTTTTCGTTAACAGAAAAATCACAATAAATACATAGTTTAATTAATGATGCAGGTTCTTTTGAAAATAATACATAACTTGGTAATTTTGTATTCAAAAGTATATATCTGTTATTGTTGTCCATTGATAAAATATTTTTTAAATTGTTTTTTGGTTATAGGATAATTCAAATAAGATTCGTAACAAACTAATTCTTCATCTTTACTTTTGATTATGAACCTTTCTCTTTCTAGATTATATCTTATATCTGGTGATATTCGATATTCATACCAACCATTTTTATTGTTACGATTATTAATATCGATATTTGATATTTTCACACTATTATTGATAACTTCAGATTTGATTATATCATCAAACATATAAACACTATTGATTTGGAAGTGTTCTGACATAAATGAATCATAATCAAAACGATAATTATATTTAACAAAATCTATTGTAATAGTGCAGGTTTTTGAATCAATAAAATATTCATATTCTTTCAAAGATAATCTACCTGAATATGTATCAATAGATATTATATGATAAATTTTACCTAAATTATTTTGATACCAACTATTAAAGAAATTCAATGATTCTTTAAAATTCTCATATTTTTTGGTTTTAAAATATTGTTTTATTTTTCGTATCATAAGTATTCCAACATAAATTCGTTATCTTTTAATATACTATACAACAAGGGGAATTCTTTTTCTTCAGATAATTCCTGTTGTAAATCATTAGGTGACATACTCATATCAGATAAATATGTTTCACCTGCTGTTGTATATTCTTTTCGAGTAACAGTTAATGAATCTTTTTTAATTTGTGATAATTCTATAAACTCAAAAGACGATTTATCTTCGTTTGTCCATCGTACTGGAATGCAATTACCTGTAAAAAACATATCTTTCGCAGGTATCATTCTATCTAAAGCAATATCTTGTTGAAAATTTCTTAATTGCTGAGGTCTTCTGAGTGCTAAAATCAATTGTTCTGTTGATATTGCTTGTTTAACAGCAAATTTACGAAATTCTACAATTAAATCATTGTTAGAACCTACAGATATTGGTAATATAAACATCAAATTAACATCGGTTTGTTCTTCACCAATAGTTAATAATCTTATTTTTAATGTATCAGAATATGGTACAATTTTATCTCTCAAATTATCATATTCCGATAATTGTTTGTTACGAGTTTTTCGCTGTTTATTAACAGAATTCTTTAACATATCAAATAATGTTGTATCTGTTTTTATCTCACCATTTTCTTCGTATGGTAAAACAGAATTCCACTGGATACGTCGAATATCTAAGTTTCTATCAAATTGATACCAATCATCACCTCTTGAAACCATTAATTTATCATCTAAATAAACAAATGATGCCGGTATGAACATATCACCATCTAAAAATATAGGTTCTCCAATGATTGGTTTAGCATACTCATATTCTTTTGTATCATAATTGAAAGATAACATTCCGGTATCTACTAACATCTGTAATTCTTGTAATATAACAGAATCAGACATATTCAATCGTTCAGAAATACCTTCCATTGTACGATTACCCTTAGATATTTCGTTTAGAATATTAGCTTCAATAGATGATTGAACATAATTTTTCTTCTCTAATAAATTGTGTAATATCATTTTCTTTTGTTTAATTTTTAATTTACAAATTTATATATCGTTTTTACGGTCAAATATAGATTGAAATTTCTATCTCCATTAAATATGTTCGTAATCTTTATATAATATAATTTTGATGTTATACTTTCGAGCTTTATTCATTTTCGAAGATGTACCATTTAAATCATCAGTAAATAATATATTGGTAGTTTTAGTTAATGATAGATAATTTGAGTTCGGATACTTTTCAGACATCTTTTGTACAAATTCTGCTTTGTTTTTGAAGAGATTTGATGGTGGATTTCCGGTCATTTCATAAGTCAATGTATTTTCATTGATAATAACAGGTTTAATTACTGTAACACCATATTCTTTCAATCTTTTTATGGATTCTTGTATTTTACGAAAACCTTCTCCCTGACAAACATTTTGCAATACAGATTTATTCATACCTGTTGTATCCATATCTTGTTTGGTTATAATATTTGCACATCTTCTAGATAAAACATCACCACAATCTTTAAATTGCATCATATATATCAATTTATCGAGAGTTAACTTTTTGATATTGTATACTTCGGAGAACTTACTATAATTAGATGAATCAACACCTAAATATTCAATAACATCAGCTTTCTTCTGATTATTGAATATTTCGATAATATCATTATTGAATATATCATTACCTAAATTTGATGCTATTGTATCACCTATACCTTGTATTCCTAATGAAATCAAACCTCTTGTGAATTTGTAATTATCAGTAATCTCTATATCATTACTATCTGTTGTAAATATGTGTTTACCATCTAATTTGATATTTTCAGGTAATTTGTAATCTAATGATGGTTTTATGGTTTTGACAACTTTCGGTATAATATCATTTCCCTTGGTTATATTGATAATACTTCCAATACCACATTTAAATTCTTTCAATTTATGATAAGAATATGCTGATACAAAATCTATTGTACTACCATCGATAAATACAGGTTTTACTTTTAAAACAGGTGTATATTTACCAGATTTCTTTATAGTCCATTCAATATCTACTACTTCAGTTTGTACAATAGATGCAGGAAATTTTAAAGCAATGAAGTTATTTGGATATTGAGAATTTTCAGCTGTTAATTGTTGTTCACTAACTATCGATGTAAATACAATACCATCAATCATATATGGATAATCATCAGATTTAAAATAATTATAGTATCTATTCCACATATTTTGTATATCTTGTTCAGATAAATCAAGATACATTTTATTAAATAGTTGATTGGTACCGTCTGTATAATAAAGGAAATTTAAATCTTCTGGATTTTCCTTTAATACTCCAACAACAGCATTACGAGGATTTGCATATTTATCGGCATATTTATCTTTAAATATATTTTTCGCTAATAATAACTCACCATGAATTGTACCAATTTGTTTATCTTCCATATATTTGAAAGCTCTTTGTATATCTCTGTTATTATACAAAATCTTAGTAAAATCTTGTCCACCTCTGGTTAATATTTGTGTAGATATTAATGTTTTTGTTATTTTCAAAGATATACCGTCAAACTTAGGACACCAGTATACTCTATTTCTGAAAGTATCAGATTTATGTAGGTTTGATATGTTCAATAGTCTTCTAACAATATTATGACAGTTCTTTACTGTTTGTAAAGCATTTTCATTATCTGTTGATTTAATCTTTTCAATAGATAATTGAAGAGATTTATTATCCTGTTTTTCAATGATTTTAAATTTACCATCATTAACATTATCATATTGTTTTTGATATTTTTGTTTAATTGTTGTATCGAAATTATCATAAATATCGAAAAACTCTTGTTCTAAATTATCATAATCTTCATCTGATAATTTGGAATCTTTTGTTAAATCGTAATATTCCTCAGAATATCGTTTTAAATCATCATATATTTGTAAAAATTTTGTTTCCATTATTTGTTTAATTTTATAAATTTGATAATACACCTAATAATATTGATAGAATATGCAATCAATAAATATTTAGATGTATATTTTACTGTGTATGTTATGTTTTTATTTGAACCTGATATTTGTGTGATATATTCCATTGTAGAATATCTGAAATAAACTTTTAGACTCATAACTATTTTGTTATATTGTAACCCGTAAATTCTGCGATTTTATAATCATTCAATTCTCTTACAACAACATCTTGTTTCTTGAATAATCTGTAATCATTTTTAATTTTGATTATTTCGGAATATTTCAATTCTCTGTTATAAATCCAAAATACTTTCATTAAATTTTCAGATGATTCAAGATATATACCATAATATCTTATTTTATCTGTATCTTTTCTAATAAACATTAAAATCTTTATAATAATTACCAATAATGTAATAATAAATCCAAAAATACTAATTATTGTCATTTTGTCCATTTTTCTCTTCGTAAATTTTATACCAATTTTCTTTCAATTTGATAAAATCGGCATCAGTTAATAATAAAAAATCAAAAATACCTTGAATATCATTTAAACTCAATGATTCCATAATAGAATCGATTAAATTTAATGTGATTAATGTTGATGTTTCAGATTGATAAAAGAAAGAATATTCTTCATCATCTTCGAATAATTTAATACCAAAATAACAATCAATCAATCTATTTTGTCTATATTCATTGATTGTTTTGTTTAATTTCTGATAATTTTTGTTTACAGAAAATAATGTTAAATCATCTAAATCAACTTTTTCAGCAATTAACAAATTACCAACAATAGTCTCATCAAAAAAGACATAAAATTTATCTTTTCGTCCAATGTATCTTCTTTTCGGATACATTGGAACAGATATTTGATTGTTAAATTTTGTGGCCATTTGTTAATGATTTTAATGTAAGCACTAATTTTAATTTGGAATAATCATTTAAATCATCAAATGATATTGTATTGATAGTTTTCGAAATATTCATTTGATTATGTGAAAATTGACAATATATCTGATAATCTCTGCTAATTGCGAAACATAATGCTTGAATCTGATAATATTTTATATCTTTTTTACCAAGTTGGTCTATAACTTTATTGGAAGATTCTTGACATAATTCGACAATATATTTAGATTCCAAAATATTTGTATTTTCATTATGTATCAATTCATTCTTATCTGTAATATAATACGAAAATAATGGATATGATTTATCTTCTATTGATTTTGGTAAATTACCATTCAAATAATTAACATATTGTTTGAATGCTTCATTAATATCAAATGTATAGAATAATCCTTTTTCATCTGAATAATTTTCTCTCTGAAATAAAACGTTAAATCTCATATTAGTATTTTTTGATTTTAAGTACTTTGTTTTCTTTTCGATTCTTAAGTATCTCGATTACTTTACATTGTTCTGATTTAGTTAAATCATTAAAATTCATTGTTTTGAAATTAACCTTATTATGAATGGTTTCATTAATAACACCTATTAATGGATAATTATTAAATATTCCAATTAATAGTTTATTATTCGATATTTGAAAATTTAATAATTCATAATAATTTGTAATATCAATTTTCAACAAATTATTTTCTTCATCTAAAACAAAATTAACACATAAATAATCGTACTTTTCACATAAACTATGAAACACATATTTATGTATGTTTCTAATATCTTTAGGACTTTCTTTCAAATTCATAATCTAAACCTTTTAAGTGAATACCTCCAGCATGTTTGTGACCTCCATCATTTTCTTGTCCATATTCTTTAATGAAATCAATTGCTGTAACCTGATTACTTTCGATTTCATTTCCCACAATATCATACATAGGGTATGTTCTTACTGAAAATGGCATCAATTCATCTTTCGTAAAACAATTAGGTAATGAATATTCATCAGATTTACTCATAAACAAAAATACGGTATTTCGATATATATCTTGATTTTTCTTATCCTTGCGACTTTCGATTACAGCTAACTGAAAGAATACGGTAGGATACATATCATAAATCAATATAATAGAGTATTTACCATCTTTTGTTTTATAATTGTATCTTTCATTAAATTTGATAGCATCTAATGCTTTGTAAAATTCTTTGTTTATATTGTCGTAAAATGCAAAGTAATCAGCAGATGTGTAATTTACAGGTTTCCTTATATTTTTGTCATATAAAAAACTATCACATAATTCTTCAATGATGTTTGCTTCTCTTATATATGATGCTTTGAAGAATTTTGATACATAATGATTAGTATAAAGAATCTTGAATTGTTCACCTTCAGAAGGATTATGAATCCAATTCCAAGTATCATATTCTGATATTTTATTGATGATATTCAATAAAAACTTGTTGATTGGTTTAAAAGAAAATTCATGTTCATAAAATAATCGACAACCAGATTTTGTTTTATCATCACTATCAATAATAACAATATTAGCACAATTAATTGTTGATTTTCTTATTTTATCCAATTTATCTTTGTGATGGTCTATGATACAAATATGGTTAAACCAACTACCATATTTTTCTAACCAATCAGCAGGTGGAGTAACATCGATAAAATATAGGTTAAAATATTTATGAAGTATTTCTGGATTATCTATCCAATCAATACCTTCTGTTTCATAATTATAACCAACTATCTTATCATTTTCTTTATCCATAACCAATCTGGCTAAACACATCGAAATAAAACCATCTGAATCTTTATCATGACAGATAAATAATGATTTTATTTTAAATCCGGTATTACCATTTGATAATTGAGAATAACCAGATAATCTACAATAAGGTTCTATCAATCCATTTTCATCGGTTGAAGTTCTACCCATATAATATCCTGCAGCGGATTTTAGTTGTTTTATTTTTGATAATTTCATATTTGTTATGTTTTTAATTTAACTCCTTTAATAAATCGTTTATTTCATTTATTCTGAAATTTACATCATCAATTTTTTCTTGAATATGCCAATATTCGTCATCTTCTTCAGGGTCATACATACCCTGTTTAAATTCTAAATCTGTTAATTTATCATCTAATTGATAAAGTTCAGAATACAATTCTCCTTGTGTTTTTTGATTTGACTTTTCCATATTATTGTGTATTTTAAATTAATATAATAAATAATATCGTAAAAGCCGTTCAAGTATAAGTTGAACGGCTTCCACAATAAATAAACAATATTAAAAATACATAAAATATGAGTAAAGCTTCATAGTTAATAATTTAATGGTACAAATATCTTTTCCCAAACTATGCCCATCGGTACTTCCATTTCTCTCAAAGTTGATAGACTCATATCAAATTTAACAACTTTTTTACCATTATGTAATAACATACCATCTGATTTTAATGAATATTGATTTGGTATTTCCATTTCTAAAAAGGTTAATAAATCAAGAATAGTTGGTTCTAAATCATATCTCAAACAATATGCTAATTCTTCTTTATAACCATTTAATATTGATTCATCATAAAATTCACCTTCTTCAAATTCATCAATAGCTATTTTTAATTGGTCGATTTCTTTTCTTGCTTCTATTAATCGAGGCACTTTATCAATTAAAATATTAATAATCAATTCTTCCATAATTAACACAAATAATTTATTATGTTTAATAATGATTCAACAGTTAAATCTTTTAATTCTGTTGTTGAATTTATACTATTTATTTTTGTACCTATTAATCGTTTTACTTCAATTGGTTTATCAATTTCTTTTTCTTTTAAACAAATCGGATAAATATCATCATAATCATAATTTACCTTAATTGAGAATTCATCAAAATTAGATATTAGATTTAACACATCATTTTTGATTCTATTATATTCCTGATTGAATTCTTCCAAATTAAGTAATTCTTTTATATGATATTTATCAATGAAGATTCTATCAATATCTACATTAATGGTGAAATTACCATCATAAGCTTCCTGATTTGATATTTGATTAAGTAAATCATCTTCCTCTTTTAACAGAAGTAATTCGAAATCACAATTATAACCAATAATCTTGTATATATCAAAATCATCTACTTCAGAATAATTTACAAATTTTATACAATCATTATCAGGTAATATTGTTACTGCTTTATCAGTACATTTTTCTCTGAAAGTGAATATCAAATCTTCTACGAATTCACTCCAATAATCTTCTTTTATTCTTTCGTATTCTTGTCTATATTTGTTTGTGTTAATTATTTTTTTCATCTTTTTCGAATGTTATCAATTTTATAGGTAATATATTACCAACATTTATACCAATTATTATTAAACATAAATTTCTGAACCAATTAACTACTACTTGTAATGGTCCTATTTTAGTTCTGATAAAATCATTTATATCATCACCGAACCAATCTTCTTTATATCCCCAATATAGGAGTATCAGAAGAAAACCAAAACAATATAATGTTGTTATTAATGTCCAAGAAAAACTAATCCAAAAGTCTTTTGTTATTTTCATATCAATATTTTTTCGTTAGATATTCGTATATGTTGACTAATTCGACAATATTAACATATTCAATTGTATCTGTACTATTGCTGTTTCTGAAATGTACAAGATAATACTTTGGATTTGATATTTCTATGTATTCTACTGATTTAGATACATCTGAAGGTATCAATAAAATATCAATATCAGATAAATTTTGTTCAATAAATTTGGTTAATTCATCAATAACTTCATCTTTCAAATTTTCGCTGTCTTCAACAAGTTTATCAAGTGATTCACTGTCTTTAACATATTCATCTGCCATATCCCATAAATAATTATCATTTAAATTATCCAATTCTTTTATGATTAATGATTTCAAAGATGAATTAATCTTTTTAATTTCGTTTTTGTAATTTATCATAGTACTCTAATATTTGTTTAAATTTGTTGTTATCGTTTTTAATTGTTAATTCACCAAATATATAATAATCTAAAGTTTCATTATAAATAAATGACAAATCAAGTCCATATTCAGATTTCATATTTTCTGTCAGAAATTTATAATCATAATGATTTAGATGTATATTTCTGAAAAATTTAGGTAATGGTTTCTTCATTACTTGATAATATTCGAAATCTCTATAACTCTTAAAATTAAATATTTTCAGTAAATATCTAATTCCTTTTATTCCCTTAGCTATTTCATTTCTACTAATCATTTCATTCTTAATATTGTTTTTGTAATATAATATATCGTAAATATTCCCAAATATAGGTAATATAGGTGTTTTGAATTGAATCTGTTTTGATTCATCTTTCGAGAAAATATCCTTAGTATCCATAACCGAGT